TCATTATGTATTGGTCATAGGTATATTGAAGATATTATCAATATACTGATTGATGCTGGCTTTGATATCGGTGTTGACTTTCTAGTCAGCTAAAAAACAAACCCCCTCTATTTGAGGGGACGGAATATTACGTACTGGGGTTATTTATTACCCCACAAAAAGTTATTGCTTAGTATGCAAGAATGCTCTCGAACAGGGTGTTGGTGGTAGTCTATATACGGCTATTATCTTGGAGGTGCAAAGCCTATCCATTTTGTAAAAATAAATATATCCCTCTTTAATTTAAGGGGGAGCACTTATAAAATAAGGAGAAAATAAAAATGAGTGAGGCTGAAACTATACAAGAGATAGAAAAAAGAATTTTTGGAATTTCAGCACAAGAATTGGAATCTAAGATTGGAAACTGTTTTGGTGTTGATTATAAATTCAACACACAAGATTGTGAAGCATGCCTTGCATACTTTTATATGGTGTGTACAGCATGTAGACACCAATCTTAAAATCTTCATAGATAGTGCTCTTAATTGAGCACTATCAATTGAATGTTTTAGAAACCTAAATAGGAGGACATAATATGTCAACAAGATGTCAAATTGCTTTCTATTCTAAACAACCAGAAACTAATAAGGAACTTATAGAGAATGTGAAAACTATTCTTTATAAACATCACGATGGGTATCCTGAAGGGATCCTTCCTGTGATTAAGCCTTTTTTGATTGAGTGGAGTAAAAAAAGAGGATTGGATGATTATGAATATGCAAGTGCGAGATTACTTCAATATTTATGCAATGCACAAGATAAAATTGAAGAAGAACTTAGCAAGGAGTATGAGTATAGAACAAGTACTCAGACTCTTGGTTTAGGTATTTGTAATGTGTTTCATGCAGATATTGCATTTTTATATGCAGTATATCCAAGCGGTCTTGAAGTCTACATAGTTACTGGAAACGATCAGTTTGAAAAAATTGATACCTTTCCTTTTACAGTAGATGACTAAAACCTTTATTTCCATTGGGCAATCTCCTTTTTAGTGGGGATGGGGGATGGGTGGGACGGTCTCACCCTACCCTCATTCCCTGCCCTCTATCCAAATATGTTTTTACTGGCTAGATGGACTAATATTTAATTAAACAAATCTTTAACAAGGAGGGGAAAAAATAATGTATACTGTAACAAGGCAAAGACAATGGCCAGAAGGACAACCAGTTGTTGAGGTATCGGAGGGAGATATTGACTATACCAACCCCGGAGCATTGGTTGCGAAGTATACTGGCGAATTTGAGACGTTTGCAAGTCCAGTGGAGGCAGTGGAAATAGCTATTGAAATTTGCAAACAGTGGCGAAATGACGGAGAAGATGAGGCGACTATAGGTGTTGGAGCTACTGGTGGAATGACTATGCCTTTTGAATCTTGCTCTTTTAATGAAGCAAGTGCTTGGGCTAAAAAAACCAACAAACACCTTGAAAAATGTCCTGCTTGCGGTGATATAGTTGAGGACTTAACTGAATGGTATCAGGCAGGATCATTTAGTGCATGTGACTTTATACCATACGATGATGGTAAAAGGTATTGTAGTGAGTATTGCGCTGAAAAAAATAGTCATTTTGATAAAGCTGAAGAAGCCTAAAATCTTCATAGATACCCCTATTTATTTAGGGGTATCAATTGAGTGTTTTAACTTACTTGGAGGTAAAAATGGACATAGCAAGAAAAGCAGATGACTTGATTTTTTTAAATGATAGTCAAATAAAATTGCGCAAAGAGCTTCAAGATATAAATGATGCTCTATCTACAGATTTTCAAAGATATAATATCACTTTCTATGAAAATGAAAAATGTAGAATTACAAGTGATGAGCATAATCTATTGCTTGATAACTTATCTTTGCAACAAGCATGGAATATTGTTTGTGCAATAGATGATGCTGTGCAATGTGCATTAAAGTGCGATTAAAACTTTACATAACTCCTTATACTATATAGGGAGTTACAGTAAACTTTTAGTAAAAAAGAAGGAGATGAAATGACAACAACAAAGAAGATCTTATTAAAATTCAAAAAAGCATCTGGAAGTGGAGACATTTGGATTGGTCTATTCGCCAAAGTTAATTGGCAAGATAGAGCTATCGAATTTGTAACTTGGGTTTACAATGGAGGACAAGATCCAGAATTAAGTTCCACTACATCGGGACATTATTTTTCTGAACTTAAAGATGCTTTAAAAGATTTTAATAAAAGAAGCTAAAGGCTTATACAACCCCTTTATAATAAGGGGGTTGACTTAAACCTTTAACAAGGAGAAAATAAAATGGAAAATTATGGAAAACTAGTAACAGCCTATGAAGAGTGTGAAGTTATCGATTCTGATCTTCTATGGGAAGATGTAAAAAATGACTTTGGTGATTTTTTATTGAAAACCAACCCGGAAGAAAAAATGTGGTATGCGGAAACCTCTAATTTTAGTTGGCAAAACCAAAGTGGCTGGACGTTTATTAACGGAAGAAACAACTCCGAGGAATTCCTTAGAATGTTATTGCCTGATTGTGCTTGTACTTTTAGGATTTACTATAATGAAGAAACAAAGATTTTATCAGTTGAAAATTTTCACCATGACTCTCCTACAGGAGAATGGTACCATTGTCAATTGGTAGAAGATTGTGAACTTTGTGGAAACAGTGTAAAACCAAAAGAAAAGTTGCATGAAACAGACGATGGAATGAGTTGTCAAAACTGTTATGACCAAAATTAAAACTTTCATAGGTGTCTCTATTAATTTAGAGGCACCAATTGAGTGTTTTAACTTTAAACCTTTAACAAGGAGTGGAAAAAAAAATGAACACATTGACATTGTATAAAGTGAGAGGTTTTGTGTTAGGAAAAAAAACAAAAAGAAACCCACACCCCAATAATATATTTAGCATTGATGGACTAATTGTTGGTAATCTTGAGACAGCTAAATCACTATTTGATTCTAACAAGGGAAATTTAAGGACGTGGGAACCTACAGCAGTAGGCGGTAAAGTACAACTGTTCATTCCTCATGTACACGATTCTGGAGCGTTGGCTTACTGGCCAGATAATAACGAATATATCGATCAGTGGGCTTTTGGAGTGTGCGAACTTGACTAAAACCTTCATAGATAGCATTCTTAATTGAGTGCTATCAATTGAATGTTTTAAACTGAATAGGAGGACATAAAATGGAAACGAAAACATATTTAGTTGATTTAACAGTTGAAAGACATTGGGATCATACTATAGAAGTTGAGGCTACCAGTAAAGAAGAAGCTATCAATAAAGCTAATGCTATGTCATTAGATGAAATTGACGCTCTTTCAGTAAATGCTGATGATGGGACAACGGATGTAACTGTAGATGATGCTAATTTAGCTGAAGAGGAGTAACACCATCGAGTTCATTAGAAATAATGAACTCCATTGATTTTATTTAACAGGAGGTAGAAATGTATTCTTTAAGAATTATTGACCGCTTAAAGAAGAAAGAAATTTATAAAGGTAGTGAAATGTCTCTCGCTACTATTAAGGATAAAATTACGTTTGTTTCAGGAGAAATTTTCTATCTTACTGATTTCGGCGAAATCGAATTGAGCCGTTTAGAACTTCGAGGCAAGTCCATGTTTTTTATTATTGAAGACATGTAAATAACACTATCGAGTCTATTAGAAATAATAGGCTCCATTAGTTTTATTAGAAAATTTTAATAATTTTTTCCTTGTTTTTATTATTATATTATATATAATAAAGACAGTTTTAAAAGTTCTTTGAAAAACAAAACTATATGGGAGGACACCGGATAGGGTGCTAAAACTCTCGCATACAATATTGTGTAATCAGCACGGAGTAATTACCCGTTATGATGACAAGATGAAAATCTAAAATATTAATGCATAGAGTGTTGGTAGCAATTTACTACCTTCATGGTAAGTGCGAGGCTTACTTCTCCCCTTATAAAATTTTTATAGAGGATAAAAATGTTAATTGAAAGTAAAGAAAAACTTTTGTCTTTAAAAGCAGAAAAACAAACTAAAATAGACCACTTAATGCTTATTGGAAAACGGTTCGCAGAAGCAACAAACATAAAAAAAGCTGGTAAACTTCTTGATGAGATCAGCATAACTTTAGATGAAATTAGCACACTTTCTAATACTATAAGAAATATTAAAATGATTATTTAATATAAGCGCGAGTAGCTCAAACAGAGCCTGGAGCGTATGCTACATGAAAAATTATTACTTAAACCGGTTACCTAGTAATAATATAAGTAATGGGAGCCGTAACAGAGATGCAAGTTCCAATCTTGCCTCGCGCACTCAATTTGAAATAAAAATATATAGTTTAGGTAAGAGTATCCAAAACGAAAGGACAATTAAAAAAAATCGTTATGAGGCATACATCAAGCGAACATATTAAGTTCACCCATATGAATAAGAGCCCAACCTCATTGCTCTTGCAACTATATAAAAAGGGAAAAAATGGAAACCAAAGAAAAAAAGAAAAAATATTAAAAACATTTGGAGGGGTGCCTGAGTGGTTAAAAGGGGCGGACTGTAAATCCGTTGTCTCTGGCTACGTTGGTTCGAATCCAACCCTCTCCACCAATTTTAGAAAAGGAACAAAATGAAAGATAAAACAAAAAATATACTTGTAAGTGTGTTTTGCTGGGTGGCAAGTTTCACTTGTTTCCTTATTTCTGCATATGGAATGGGAATAGGGGGTGATATGGTAATCCATTATATATTCTTTGTTTTTATTTTTAGTAGTACGGTTATTGGGTATACAATAAATATAATTGAAGAAAGAAAAAGGAAATAAAAATGTTTAAATGGCGAATTAAAAAGTGTGTTTATTGTGGATCAAAACCAGTTAAATCGAAGATGAAGATAAATACACACATTGCGTGTGCTCAAAGTAATTACGGAATATCACATAGGTGGGATTTGTTTTGTTCTAATAAGTGTTATAACTCGTTTCCGGGGGAATGGTGGAAAAATATAGAAAAATTAACAGAGCAACCAGAATATTTAAGGGATGGGCTAACGTGGAAAAAATAATAAAAAGTAATTTTATAAAAGGTAAAAAAATGAAAAAAAACACGCTAAAAAGATGCATATTAAAAATAACAAAAAATGGGGTTTTATGTCTAGTAATCAAAGCGATTGCTGGTATAGCACTTGCTATTTCTTTCTCAACAACAGTTATTATTGTAAACAGCCATAGCATTGTAATAAATTTTATTGCTGGACTTGTGTTTGCAATTTTAGCATGGTTTTATTATGAGTTTATTATTGAAAATGGCAGCTCTACTGACAGTACATTTAAACAATGGCTAAAGCTATGGTTTGTAAATAAAAAAACCAAAACTATGCTTTTTGTTAGTATACTTGTTTTATTCCTTTCTGTAATAATAGCTGCTTTTTTTATGCCAACTTATGATGGTTCAGAGTGGTATAGCACGTACGTATTTGTAGCAGGAATGTTAGTAGGCTTTTTATGGTGCCTATTTATAATGCTAATGTCTATTAACATTAAGTATGATTATAAACGCTATTAAGAATTAGTAAAGGAGAAAAATATGCATGTTTTATTGAAGAGCAAGAAAACGTTAGGAAGCGATGATATTAAAACGGGATTGTTTGTTACAACTAACGATGAGGGAAAAGCTGAAGCATTTATTGTTTGTGATTTTAGAGAGAAAGACTTCACAAGCACAAAAAAATATAATCGTCTTGACGGATTGTATTATGGGGTAGAAGAAGAATATTCATATTCAAGTCACATATTCACTATAATTGAAGCTGCTTTAGAATACTATAACTTAAAAGAATAAGTTGTAAATATACCTGAGTGGTGGAATTGGAAGACACAAAGGGTTTAAGCCCCTTCGAAGGAAACTTCATGCCGGTTCAAGTCCGGCCTCAGGTACCAAAACTAATAAAGGATAAAAAAATGGAAGATCGGTCATGTCTACATCTAGAAAATAGATTACATCTAGTTACATCAACAAGTAAGGGTTTTGATATTAAGTTCTTTATATTTGATAAAAATTCACATACTGATGATTGGATTGATGAACACAAAAGAACCTTTCCAAAAAGAACGATAACAAGAGCTATTTTGTATCGAGAAACAAGGGAGATTTTCAAAGATGGAAAACTTCAAGGAAAACTCGCTGAAGATGCTATTGTGAATGATAGAACCACAAAACATTATTTACAATTTGCTCTTGGATGTTAAGGAGGATAAAAAATGATGCAAGTATCTTACAGAACATATAAGCATGATGAATTAGGTAGTAAATGGGTAACTGAGATATGTGTAGAAGCTGACTGCAAAGGAAAAAAATACAAGGAATTTTACCCATTGCTCAGGAATAAAATAGTGGGGCACAGAGAAAGCAATAATTTAGAATTTTTTAGAGGGGTTCTAATTAGAATGATTTGTAGAAAAATTCTATTAGATACTGGTAAAGTTTATTATGAAGAAAATTTAACATAGGAGTACAAAATGGGAAGAATGACAAAAAATGAATTGGTTATTTATTTGGCAGAAGAGCAAAAAGACTTTTTTGAAAAAGAATCACCAAAGGCAGGTGAAAGAGGGTTTGCAATGTATCAAGAATGTCTTGATAAATACAAAGAAACTTTTATCGCTTTAGAAGTTACTCTTATTGAACTCTACAACGTTCATAAAAGAATAGCAAAGGAAAATGAAAATGAAAATAAAAGAAAAGTATCCTGTTGATGAAAGTAAAATTCAACTTGTTGCTGGAAACATTGTGCAAGGTTATAAAGCAACCTTTAATCCTGAAAATGGTTTTGCTTATGGTATTGTAAGAAATCGATATAAAGTAGTATCACATCAAGATACTCTTGATATTGCTTCTGAAGCAATCAAGCTAAATCCTGAATTTGGTAAAGTAGAGCTCAAAACTCTTTTTATCAAAGAAGGAAAAAAGATGAAGGCCACTTTCACTTTTAATGATATTGACTACAATATTGGCAATGAAGGAGTAGATGATATTCTTCACCCAACCATAACTATTTTTAATAGTTATGATGCAAGCTGGTCCTTATCTATCATTTTTGGTGCACTTAGAATTATTTGTTCTAACGGATTAATTGTTGGAAACGAATTTTTACGGCTAAAAAGAAAACACACACTCATGCTCGATCCAAAATCTATTGTTGATCATCTTTCTGAAGGACTTGAAAAGTTTTCAATGCAAACAGATCTTTGGAAAGACTGGGTAGATAACATTCTAACTGCTTCTGATATAGAAAAAATATTAGATGAGTTAGATTTTGGAAAAAAAGAAGCAAAAGCTTTAGAACAAGAAGTTGAAATAGGTTCTATTACGACTCTTGATACTATGAAAAAGCAAGCTACTTCTAAATGGTTACTTTACGCACTTGTTACACAATTCATAACACACAGAATCAAAACAGAAGTTAGAAGAGTTGACTTAGAAAAGAAAGTAGCAAAAGTGTTTTATTAAAATGGGGGTAAAAAATGGCTTATGGTAATTGGGGAGCTTATGTTTTTAAAAATGGTAAGCGAAGAGAAGATAAAGAAAACGTGGGGGTCTTTGATACAGAGGAAGCTAATATCCCCAGTGGAGTAAGAATTTTTCATAATATCCGCAAAAACGAAATACGTGGTGATGCTAAATGGTATAACGCATCTCACCATGCCGTCTTAGGTGATGGTAGAGTTAGATTGTGTGGATATAAATATGGGCCAGAACTTTATTATATTGATGGGAAAGATAACATAAAAGAAGAAAAGATAAAGCTCAGCAACCACAATGAAGGAGACGAGATAGGGTCCGGTAAGATTGTAATTGGAGAGGATGTTTGGGAATGGTCTTATAAGCGAGGATTCAATATTATAGAATTAAAACTTGTTGAACCCGATGGGGCAATATGGGAATCAAAGTGTGGTTTGTATTATGGTGTTGGGCACTATGATGAAGATAACGAAGAAGGTAAAAATAAATAATTAAAAGGAGAATTATAAAAATGAAAGAGTATTTAAAAGACAAAACAAAATGGCAAGTGGGTGTCTTAATTGTTGGATTATTTGCTATAGTAGCTGGTATTTTTGGTATAATAAGCAAAATCCCAACGTGGATTGTTTTAATGAATATTTTAAGTGGTGGTTTTTGTATCTCAGGTTTCATCGGATTTGAAAAAACATTCAGATACTTAGAAAAAGCATTCAGGTGGTATTGTCGTAAACTCTGTAGATTATTTTTTAAATCAGAATTGCTTTCTGAAAAATTAAGGCTAATATTTAGAGATATTGGCTACAAGGAGTTATTAAAATGAAAAAAAGAACTGAAAACTGGTTGTTTGCTGCATTTCTAATAATATCTCTTGCTGTTTTTATATTTATTGTGTATACTACAGTGGAGATACATAAAGAGATACATAAAGAGATACAAAAAAACAATGAAGAGATTATTGCGCTTTTAGAGGAACTTGAAAAACAAACAGAAGAGCTCAATGAGTATGCAAAAGAAGTGAAAAGGCTATCTCGCCATCTTCATGACGAAGTGGAAGCTGTTTATAAAGAAGCTTTAAAGGAAAAATAAAATGATTGCAATTCAAAAAATTGACAGCAAAGGCAAGATATATTACACCGTTCCATGCGAATGCGGTAGCAAAATGATAAGCTATAAAAAGCCTATATCATTAGCAAGGTGTATTGAGTTTGATGTAGAAGCAGCAGAAATGATTGGATATGGAAACACACATACAGGGTTTAAAGAATGGACAAATCATCATGAGGGCGATCATTTTTATTGTCCTTGGTGTGATAAAGAAAAAATGGTTAAAATAAAAAAGATCAAAGCAAAAATATCAGACAAAAGGAGGTCGGATAGAGTGAAAAAAATAACAGGTGAAATAGAAAGAAGAAGAAGACTTGATAGCAAAATACGCTATCAAAAAAGCCAATTACAGTATTACAAAAAGAAACTCACTAATTCTACAGACCATTCTATGGAGAATAAGCGTTTATTTGGTGGGGTAGAACAAGGTCATTCAGACATTGCTATGGCATTAATTAAAAGGGATCATCTTATAGCTGAAAATAAAAAAGTAGGTCATGGTTATAAAGAAGATGCTATAGAACCAAACTTTGAATATCTTATCTATACTTCTGGAATAGTTCATGGCTTTTTAGAAGTACTAGAAACCAACTTTAAAGATGAAATGGCTAAAGATAAATAAGAACCTTTATAAAGGGAGTAAATAATGCATTCTTTATACAGGCGGACTTTAACTTTACCCCCACGTGAAAGAATCACTAAAAAAATTAAGTCTTCTAATGACTTTTGGGAATTAGTTACTGAAATGCAAAACAAAGAAAAAATAAAAAGCAAGTTTTTTTATTTTATTCAAGAGGACTTTGATATTGATACTGATAAAAAAGTTAAAAAAGAAAATAAAAAAACCAAAAAGAAAAAGTAAAACATTAATTACACAAGAGGAACAAATAATGGCAGTGATAGTAAAATTTAAAGATGGTGAAATAAAAACATATCATAACGCATCTAGCATTAAAACTAAAGGAAACAAAATCATTCTTAAAGATTTAGTGTGGACAGTTGCTATTATTGAAGGTTCAGAAGTAAGATGGGCACAAGTAAAATAATTAATTATTCCGAGGTCGTTAAATGGTATAACAGTGCGCTGTTAACGCACCGCGAGAAATCGCATTGCAGGTTCGATTCCTGCCCTCGGAGCCAATAACTTAAAAGGAATAAAGGAGGAGAAAGATGGAAAATATTTTTACGGGTTTGAGTGGTTATGTAGTAGTTATTGGATCAATAATAATCTGGTGCTGTTGTTATGTTTTGGGATTTTTAGATGGAAAAAGCCACGAAAAAGAAATTGCAAGAAAAAAAAGAAAAGGGAAAGCAAATGACTGATAATGAGATCAAAGATATTAAGGCAATACTAAAATCAGAAATAGATCAGTACCCAAGCTATGCAGACGTGAGATGTGTTGCAATGAACATCGCTTATCAGATAGGTATAAAGTACTTTTACAGCACTGAAGAGGGGCTTGTCAAATTTCTCGAAGATTGTGGATGTGATGAAGAGTATCTTAGTTTTTGTTTTGGGGATGTTGAGACTTTTCGAAATTATGGAAGGAGAGATTAAGATGAAAATAATGGATATGGTTCATTATGCGATTGCAAAAGTCTGCTTAAAAACAATCTTAAAATTAAAAAGCCGTCGAAAATGTAGTGCATATTATGAATGCCCAGAGTGTGGTATTAAAAGCTTTGCTTCTAATGAAGGAATATTATTTAAACATCATGGTAATAATTGTATACATAAAAAGGAGAAATAAAAATGAAAGCAGCAGCATATAACGGCTATTATATTTGCTACACTTGTAGGTGGTTACGTAGTATCAGGGGAACACTTAATTTTAATTGTCCAAGACACCCAAAATTCTTATTAGCAAAGGGAACTATTTACTTAACAAAGCATAAAATACTATGATTAGAAAATCTACAATAAATTTAAAGGCTGCTAATACAGAGAAGTTAAATATTCTTAAAAACTTTCTTCAAGAGTATTCTTTTTGCGTTAATAAGTTCATTGATATATTATGGGAAGAACAACAATTTTCAGGGAAGTTTGTAGATAATACCATTACAGATCAAGTAGAAACTAGTTTATCTGCTGCTGGAATACAATGCTCTGCAAAACAAGCTTTAAGTATTGTTAAATCTCAAAGAAAAAGAAAGAAGAAAACTAAACCAGTTTTTAGAAAACAATCTTTTGAGCTTGATAGTAGATTTATAAGTATTATCGAAGGTGAAAATAGCTTCGATTTGTGGATTAAGTTTAATAGTTTAGGATTAGGAAAAAGTATTTATCTCCCATCTAAAAAGCATAAACATTTCAATAAATTTATTAAAAACGGTTGGAAACTAAAACAGTGTGGGAGAGTCAGAATAGTAGATAATAATATTTTTCTTGATGTTTATTTTAAAAAGGAAGCTCATTTAAAACAAGAAGGAAAAACAATTGGTTTAGATTGTGGGTATAAGAAATTAGCAGTTACTTCTGAAAATCAAATGATAGGAACAGAATTAGAAAAGAAGATAAAGAAGATTTCTAATAAGTTACAAGGTAGTAAAGCTTTCAAAAGAGCTTTAATAGAAAGAAACAATTATATAAATAAAGAGATTAAGAAGCTTCCTTTTAATAATCTTAAAGTCCTTGTAGTTGAGAATCTTAAAAATGTAAAGAAGAATAGTAAAGGTAAAATAAATAAGAAGTTTATGAACAAACTTCAGAGATGGGTTTATTCATATTTCCTCAGTAGGTTAGATTTAACTTGTGAAGAATCTGGTGTCCATATTCATAAAGTTAATCCTGCTTATACTTCACAAATGTGTAGTAAATGCGGAAGTATTCATAAGGAAAATCGTAATGGTGAGTTATTTAAGTGTAAGAGTTGTGATTATACTTTGGATGCTGATTTTAATGCATCTTTAAATATCTTGAATCGATTTATATTATCGGAACTTACAGATCCGATACAAGAAAGCTATGCTTTGTAAAATGCATAGTTCTGTTATATTCCTTTACCATGTCCCATCCAAATCTTTGGTGGGCCTTTAGTTAGCCATGTAAATGTAGCGTAGCGCAATAAATCTGGTCCGTGATCATTTAGTTTAAGCGGATTGCCTTCTTTGCTTGGCTTTCCATCTGGAGTTTGTGGCCATGCATACAGTTGCATTTCTCTAATTATATTTGGAACTTTACTTTTAAAAAAGTACATCTTTGATCGCCCATTTATAACTTGCAATAGGCTATTAACTTTATCAATGCCCATTCGTACATCTTTTTTAGCGAGCAAAGTCATCACTGTATTTGGAGGAGCTTGTAACTCTTTTCTATCTTGCGCATCATGGTCAGAAAAGCAGTACTCACCAAATTTATATTTAGGAGATGCTTTAATGTTTTTAGCATGATTAGATAGTAGATCTCCCTCATTATAATACTCATAAAACCAAAACCAGTATCCATCAGGACTTATTGCAGCTTTAGCATAAACAAATGGGTGCCCTGGACTTGAACCAAAATCTATTGCTGATACTACTTGCCAATCGTCTGGTATTGCGAATTCTTTTTCTGGTGGAATTTCATGCACTTGGGGGTTCCAACAACCATAAACCAAAACCTCACCCGATGGCGTTTCATTTAACCATTCAGCTCTCCAAACATGGTCATCATGTTCAAGAGCTTTTGTTATAAAGTCTTGTATTTTATAAAAGCCATTGCTTTGGTGTGCTTTTCCCTCGCACCTAAAATGAGCTGGGCAATCACCAAAATTTTTATCCCCGAAACACTCTCTAGTGCATTTCTCAACTGAAGTAAATATATTCCATTGATAAACTGATATATTCTTTTCACTAGCCTCACTAAGAAGCCTATTCATTGGACCATCAGCGTGTTGTCTTGTAGAAGTAAATATATTTTGCCCTAATATTTTACCATCTTGAGAAGACATAGCCATAGCTACGCCGGTTTGCAATACGTCCCAATCCATCTCATCAATTTCATCAATAACATTTTTATGTGGATGACCAGAACGCAAACCTTTTTTGCTACCAGTAATAACATGATACCAAGATTTATTTACGTGATGAATTTCATTTTTGGTAGGATCTGAAGCAAGCCCTTTATTTAAAACCTCATTATCGTCATAAAAAGATGTAAAATAAAAATGCCCACGAGTAGCTTGATCTCTTGTAGCTCCAGCATGAGTGATTTCACAGTTAGGTTTGAATTCGAAATTTAAGTGGTCAAGAATAGAAGAATCAAATGTCTTTCCACCACTTCTATTGGCAAAAAGAAGACCTGAAGAAACACGTTCAAAAAACAAATCTGAAATAGCAGTAAATGGCGCTTGGTGTTCAGAAAAATCTGGGTGAACATCTCTTGGAATTTTTACACCAAGAACTAACCAAATATAATCAAATAATTCATCATCTGTCTTTGGAGGAAACTCTAAAAAGTACTTGGTAAAATCTAAAACATATTTCTGTTCAGTTTCTGAAAGTGTTCTTCTATTATTCTCATGTTCTGCTTGTAATTTTTTTTCTAACTCTACTTGGTGATTATCCATCTATTATTATTCACAACTCCATGTCCCCCAACGACGGCAAGTAGGGTCTATCCCTGTTCCTTTACAAACGGGACAAATAACCTTTATACCATTATTATTAGTTTGTACTTTTGCTCCACCACAACCAGGGCAACGACTTAACTTTTCATTGATATTCGCAATGCTCATTATTTTTCCTTATTTTGAATTTATCCATCTTTTACTTTGATCAATTGGATAGCAAGCTCCCTCTGCTACTTCTTCAAAAGCATCGCTTTTTAAAACCACTCCAAAACAATCTGTCATATTTTCATAGTAAACGCTCACTATTTCAAAGTTTTCTGGTACATCCCACTCAATACCAATATCAACCATTTTCAAAAATAATGCTTCTATATCATGGCGAGATAGATAAAATATTTTTTTCCTTATTTCTGGGGGTTTCTTATCTGGTGTAATTTTGCATTCTATTATATTAGTAATAATTGTTGGAACACCAGGAGGTGGTCCAGGAGGATTTTCAAAAGTAGTGCCTTTGATAGTTTCTCTTGTTTCTTTTTTAAGCTGATCCTGTCTGTAACGATCTAACTCTTCCGGCGTTCCTTTCCAATCTTCCATGATCCCTCCTTGTTAATTATATTTTGTGTAAAAATGGAGGGAAGAACAAAAACAAAGGAAAGATAATTCAATAGTAATATTTCTTAACAAAAACACCTCATCAAAATGAAGAGCCACAACAGGTAAGATATACCATCTAGACAAAGACAAGCTAATGTATAAATGTAATCTATCTTCGTAAGTAGAAAACACTTTCCCAAAATATGGTACGCTCATATTAAACCCCCTTTAAAATAGCTAATTTTATTCATATAAACTACCTTTTAGTTTTCTTAGTAGCTTTTTTCTTTGTTTTAGGTTGAATAATCTCAATATCTCCTTCTTTCCAGAAAAATCGACCAATGTTTTTGTCTTTTGTAACTTTTTTCTTTTTTACCATTTTGTATCACCTCCTTTTCAATCTTTGTTATAGCAATAATACTTTCTTTCTCCGTATAGACTACTATTATGGATTACATCTTGCTTCTACAAATTGTGAAATATTATCTGCATGATCTTCTAAACTATTTGATATTCTACTCGCAAGTTCTGCATTTACCAGTCCCGTCTGAATATAAACATCCTGTACTCGCAGATAATCTTTGTCAACACCGATTATTATTTCTTTTGGTCTTCTAAGCGCCAAGTGCCTACCCAATTCATACATACATATTGGCTGTACAGACTCTCCCCCACTAAACCATATTGAAAAAACATCACAATTGTTTAGTGCGTTAAATTCCCATTCAATTTGTTCTTTAGATGCATTTGGATCATGTATTGGAAAGTTTTTTCTGCGAGGATTCAATAGCACCCCACATGGAACATACTCTAAAAGTTTAATAATCTCATCTTGCCATTCAGGACAGTTTGTTATTCCGCCAGCTAAAAAGACTTGTGGAGTATCTCTAAATGTGTCTCTTTGTATATTTTCTACTGCTGTAATAACTTTCAATTTATAACACCCCCTTTCTAAATATTTTTTCAAACTTATCTATATTTAAAATATTTCCAACACTAGAAGTTTTATCATATATTTCTCCTGTTGTAGTTACATTTTTATATTGCTTTGCTGTTGGAATACACAAACAGCTTTTATAAGAAGGGGGTGGGCAAACCCCATGCCACATTGATGGACTATAAATAGGTGCTCCACAGTGAGGACAGCTACCAACTATTGCATTACTCATTTTTGTTTCTCCTCTTTAAATAGTTTCTCTATATCTTCCCACTTTGTTTTAACTGATTTAGTGTCAACGCTACAAGAAGAACAAAATAAATCTTTTATCACTTTTTTATTGTGGAAATTTATGTCATTCTCATTAAAAAACGCATCACGAAAAGCGTCACGAAAATGTGTCCAAAGTTCTTTAGATATTTCAAAAGAAAAATGTTTCTCACCAATAAAATCTTTACAAACTTCACACTTTTTTGAACTAACAGACACACTAGTTTCAGTAGATACGTAAACATTATACCAGCCTCTATTTTGACATTTATCACAAATACAATTTAGTTCAAGAATAAACATTTTTATCCCTCCTGCTACATTTACTACAATGCCATATTAGCCACATCTCACTTGCTATAATACCACCGGTATTTGCTTTGTATTGACATCCACATTTACTACAATGGATCTTACTTGGATTACCATCTGTCCACATGTTCGCAATTTCTATATCAGTAGTGTCTTTACCTATACTTGATAAAAAAGCCATTTCTACCTCTTAACAACATGAAGGTTATTATAAATCATTTTCATTTCCCTTTAAAATATGCTGATTCTGCTGTTGAACCTTTATATTCTTTCATAGTAAAATCGTTTACCTCATCAGCTTTAATAATAAGGATTCTTTCTGTTTTTGGGTTTACAATATTAAAAAATCGTATCCCACAAACTCTTTTTACTTCGTCCATTACTACATCCAAGCTTTCTGCTTCAACATCTATTGAAGACCAAGCAGTTATTTTTAAAACTTTAAATTTCATTCTAATTCTTCTTATGTTAGTCTATATACACTAGCTCTTATAACAATGTGATCGTACCAAGGGCATATAAAATCCTTTGAATACATAAAATTACTGCTTTTTACTTTTTTCATTTTTTATCTTTATGCCCCATGCACCAAAGACAAAGGCAGTTATCATTAGTAAGATCATTATGAGATGAAATTGCTTTTTTACCCTCTGCTATATCAAGCATTAAAAGTTTTAATGCTTCAAAATGATTCGGTGAAATATCTATAAAAGGGTATGATCTTGAAATTGTTTTATCTATTTTATTAAAACCCCTTATAGAAACGCAATCAGGCCAAAATTCAACGTCTATTCTTTGTAATTCTTCTGGTGCTGTTGTGTCATAAATCCTGTATTTTTTATTACAATGAGCTTCTTTATTCATTTCCACTATTCTAAATGTTCTTGTTTCAATTACTTTGTTTGAATCAAGTTCTATTACAGGTCCATTAGCGTCCATTTCTATCCTCCTATTATTTTTTATTTAATGTTATAAACACCCCATAGTATAGCCCTAATCCTTTGTAGGATGGCTTCTAAGGCACTTTATAATGAATATAATATATCCATTAACTATTTTTTAATGTTTTCTCTTCTTATTTTCCAACGTTTCCCAATTAAAAGGATCGCAAGTCATTCCATGAATGTCGGCTAATATAGCTTGACTTTTGCAAGTCTCTTCCCATTTTTTAACTTCTTTCTCATCATTTAAAATAAGAATTTTATCATCAAACTCAAGTGTTACTTTTAATAATTTACTCATATTCAAATTTTACTGCCAAATAAAATCAATTGAATGTTTAAGAGATTTAAACCCCTCTTCTCCATAAGCTAAAAAGCTTTCGGTTTGTTCAAGAAAAGCAATATAAGCATCCTTATCTAATGTAATTTTTTTATCGTGCTCTATATCCTTATTTTTTAATGATTCTAATGTAGCACTTATATACTTTTGCCCTTGTTTAAAATTGCTTATCATCATACCAAAACTATCTTTCATTTCTTTTTTATCAGCTATAGTCAAAACTCTTTTCATAGTGCTTTTAGATTGATTCATTTCTTGAAGCGTTTTTAAAAACTTAAAAGCAAGCTCCATATAAAGAAACTGTTGTGTTGGATCCATTTATTTTTTCCCTTTTTCTTTTTTCTTTTTATCCTTTTCAAGAATCTCTTTAGTGGTCTCTATTAAAAAATCAAATGTATCGTGCGGAATTTTATCAGTAGTAATTTTAATTGTTTTACAATCTTCTTCTTTCATTTAATTGTTTTCTCCTTTTTAATTCAGTTATTGCGGCATCTTCAACAGCACCGGAAATTGGATACTCATTATTTGGATATTCTCTATTAGAATAAACAAGCCAAGAAATATATTTAGTCGGTATAAACTGGCTTTTAATATCAATTCCTTTATATTTTCCAAAATCAAGTATCATTTTTCTCTTTTAATCTAAAATTTTCTTCTTAATTCCATCCATACATTTCTCTTCATAGTAAAACAATAACAAAACCACGTAATACCAATATCCCAATGAGCACCGTAGGTAGGTCTGGTTGAAGGTAAATATCCAAAGAACGAGGGAAACCATTCAAATGGGTTATTATCCCATCGAAACTTAAATTCTATTTCTTTCTTTTTACTATAATTCATTTTTTTCTTTTTCCACTCTTCTCTTTCGTTTTTTATCTTTTTCATTTCTTTTCTACATAATCTCTTCGTTTATATCTGCAACAGTTTTATCTTCTCTTAATTCAATAAAAATTGGTAAAAATAAAGATTGCTCTCCCTTAACATTTTCAATACGCTCATTATATTTGATAGATATAGTTTTACCTATCAAATCTTTCTTCATGTATTCCTCTCTTTGGGCATCAGAAAAGCCCGAACCTACAACTACTTTTAAAATACCATCTTCTGATTCACATTTAACAGCCCCTAACATTTCGCTATATTTACCTGTTCCCTTCACAGTATCAACGATCCGTAAATCACAATCAAAAATACCCTTAAACTTAATCTGATGTTTGACTCTTTTAGCTTCCCACGGAGAATTCAAGTCTTTTAGTATGGCACCTTCTTCTCCTTGTAGAAGATACTCCTCAAAAACGGCTTTTGCAGAATCAATATCTTTTATAATAACATGCTCCACAAGATGTATTCTACTACTAAATTTCTTATTCTGCAAATCCTCAAATCTATTTTCATAGGCAGTAGAACAAAACCCAGCTATAAAATCATCATAAGGGATTATATCCCATAATGTAGCATGCACCTTTTCTGCTTCTTCTTTACTAATAGTATTTTTTATTGCTTTTGCAAGAATACCATTTCCTGCTTTTCTACTTGCAAATCCACCATTTTCACTAATAGCTAATTCGCCGTCAAAGACAAGGTCTTTACCTTTTGCAAGGGCAATAAATTCTTCTTCAAGGTTGCCAAGAAAGTTAAGCTCTTTACCACTTCTGGTTTTAAAAACTACTTTATCGTTTTTAACTATTGCATTGAATCGCATACCATCCATTTTTAATTGAACAGCTGCTGGAAAATTAATGCTGCCAACAAGTTTTTTCTCATATCCTGAAGCAAGCATTACAGGGTATTTTTTTATAAGGCCCTTCCAAACTTTATTTACTGATGTTCTAACACCACATTTTAAATCTTTAGCAATTATTCTTTTAATCACTTCCCCATCATCTTCTGGAAGTGAGGATAAAATTTGCCTTAACCACTCTACTCCTTTATGCCCAGTCACTTTACGGCTCGACAAGTCTTCCAAACTTCTTAGGGCTGATTTAAGATTATATGTAATGCCAACACGTTCAGGTTCAGATGTATAATCTGGAATCTTCCGAATATAGAATTGAGTAAAAGGATCTAAAGCTAAAAAAATTACTTGCTTAAGCAGCTCATTATCTTTTTCAATTTTTAACTGTTCTACTTTATAATTTTTTGAGGGGTTGTTTGCCAACTTATTAAAGAACGCATTTAAATTAGTTTCCATTATATCTTTTCCCTTATATGAGGAGGAACAATAAGCTCTGGATTATCTACAAATACATTTAAAAACTGATCAAGATTAAACATAGTAAAGCTAGGAATATTAATATTCAAAAAATAAGGTGTAAATAATTCAAGTGTATTTAGTTTATATAGTTCTTTACCTTTTTCAATTCCGCAAACTATTAAAAATTCGTTATCAACTAAAATATAAACTCCGCGATGGCTAACTTTAACTACAAGAAATGGAATCTTATTATATTGCTTTGCTTCTTCACAAAGCTTTACCCACCATTCAAATATATTTCCTTTACAATCTAATAAAGGCAAAAAGTCAAGTCCTTTATAAGTATAATGCTTAAGTTCAAATACAAAGCTATCTATTAGCAATTGCCCTTCTGGTTTCATATAAGTAACATCTCCTACTTGAGTAGGTAGATTTGTATTTATAGTTGCCATTCCACCACTTGAGGCAGTTCGCCAAAAAATATCTTTGTCTTTCCCTTTAGACCACCACAAAGATAATAATCTACAAAAATCTCTTTCCCATTGCCCGCCTTTATTTTTAGGATTTTGTGTCATTTTAATAATTTTCCTTCTATGGTTTTCTTAATTAAAGTTTTAATTAAACAATTCTTTTCTATAGATGTTTTTTGATATAAAGTACTTACCATTTTTATCCTCTTTTATTTAACCAAAAAATAACTGTAAAACCTTAAATATAAAAAACAAACCCATACCCACAAGAATGTATATAGGAATTGCATTTATTTCATAATATGATCCATCTGTTTTATCTTGTTTTTTATTCATTTTTATCCTCAATATTTATTTTCTATTTTAGTTATTAAAAAATCCTTATAGTAAAAGGCATTGTTTTAATTATAAGGTGTTTATCCTCATCTTTAAGTTCTTCCATTTTAGGGGGCTTTGAATTAAAAGTAATCTCTGTAATTGTAGTCTTTTTCTTCTTCTTTTTTGCCATTATTTATTCTTTATAAATTATTTAAAATATGCTTTTAAACTATGAAAATGTTTTTAATTTGCCCATAATAATTACTAGTCTCTCATTCTACCAGTAGTAAAATAGAAAAAAAGCAGTACTCCCATAGCAACAATAAGAGTAGCTGCTTGGTTAGGATTGCAAATAACCCAATTTGTTAAGTTTAGATATAACTTTTCCATTATTGATTATCCCCTTTAACTTGTTGCCACCATTTTTCTTCTTTAATCTTTCTTTTTATAATTATAGCAAGCAACGCATATCCTATAATATTAAAAATAGATACTCCTACCCAAAATAGATCAAAGTTATTGCTTTGCACTATAACCACAAAACCCAAAAAAGTAAATAGCACTACTACTATACAAAGCATAAGCCGTATTTTTAATTTAGTTAATCTATTCATATTGCTCCTTTTTAAATAATTCTAAAGCTAATTCAATATACTTTAAAGCAATAGTTTTTCATTTAAAAACCACCTGTAACCCTTGTAATTCCAACAAATTCAAACTGAATTCTTTTCAAAGAAAGAAAAACTGTTGGATTAAATAGATCTTTAATCTCGTAGCAACTAGGAGACCAAGACATAAACCCAACATTTTTAGAAAGATACTTAGATGCCTCTGAATTAGCTTCTTCTCTATTTTTAAATCTACCAATATATTTATCTGCACCATGTTTATTAACACCAACAAAAACTAAATATCTTTTCATTTTTACACCACCCCATTTTCTTTAAGTTGCTCAACTATTCGCCATGCTTCATCTCTATAATGATATCCCAATCGAGTTGTGCCATCTATTCTTCTATCTAATCTAACCCAAAATACTGCTGGTTCTGTGCCATCTATATTTCTATCATCTATATGAAATCCTGGAGTATTCCAATGAGGATAAAAGCCTATTCCAACTTTATCTGTTAAAAGAAAATTATCTAATCTTATCATCAATCTATCTAGCGCTGCTATAGGAGTTACGTTTTTAAAATATCCATCTACTGCTCTACCTTTATAATGAAAACTTTTAGGTGAATGTTTTCCTTGTGTGCCATAATTAACAACAAATGGGTAGCCTATACGTTGACGCAAACCATCTAAAAAAAACATAAAATCCTTGTCCATTTTAAAAGGATCGCCCCAAGCTTCATGTATCTTAAAATAATTTAATTTGTCCCAATCTTCAACTGTCATTTTTGTCATATCAATTCCTTCTTTAAGTTCAAGTTTTTTAACTTCAACATTTTTGTTTTTAAATTTTAGTTCTTTAAGAAACACATAAAATTTATTATAATTAAACATAGCATCGCTCCTTACATTAGTAATTTTGACATATCTTTATCGCTACTTAGATTTATTATCTTCTTACTATTATTATATTTTAAAATACACTCTATAGAAACTTATTTTTCTATTTTATATTTCTTCGTATTTCAATCCCCCAATGTTTTCCTCGTTTCTATTATAGCCCTTGCGTACCCTCTAATCTAAATCTGAAGTATCACCAGCCCAAAACTCTATGCCCTTTACGACATTGGTGTGTCTTGATTCTTCCCCAATAAATTTTATTACTTCAAGATAAACCTCTTTTTTGGTTTTATTTTCATCAACATCGTATCTATCCTTAACTTTTTTTGCTAATCTATAAAGAGCGCGCCTTGAATGTTTATTCTCATACTGCTCTAATTTTATATATGCCTTTGTCAAAGACAATTCTTTTCTAGCCAATAAATACTTTTCAAAAAGATATAATAATTTTTCCATTTATACCCTCCTCAATTCTATTAAAATCCTTGCGCAAGCGATCCAAAGAGAATACCCTTTTGCTAAAATACGTACATCAAAAACCCTATTACGAATAGTTACAACCCATTCACTTGCTTCATTTAGTTTTAAACTAATCTCCCAGCTAAACCTATCCTCAAATTCCTGTTCTATGCAAGCTAAAAGCCAATCAAGAGTAGGAAGAACAGCAACTTCTTCACATTCCCAATAATCTTTTAATTCTTCAAGTTGCATAACAAGAGAGGAACCACAGTCGCATATTAATTCCATAAAAACATGTGTGTCTTTAATAGCAACCCACCAAAATCCTGCCTCTGGTTCAATCTTCAACTTTTCACATATCTCAACTACTTCTTCTGTAATATCTTTTTCTTTCATTTTAAAATACCGTCCAAAAATGTTTTTAATACCAATCTTTATTAAAAGCCCTCTGTATGTGTATATCGGCTAGCAGCACCTTTTAAATAATAATCAGGGTCTTTGCCCCATACAGCAAAGAATTTTTTTAATATGTCATTATCTTTACTCCCACAATCTGTACAAGTATAGGATATACTAAAATACCAATCTAAATAATCCCAATCTTTAACTGTTTCTACCAACATTCGTTCAAAAAGAACTAAGTGCTTACATTCATGGCATCGTGCAAAAAGCACAAATCTAATTTTATCTTTTAAACGAAACTCATGATAGGTAGATATATTTAATCTCATTTTAATTTCTCCATTATTATATTATATTTAAAAAAGCGTTATAGAACTTTTTTACCATTTTTTAGTTCTTTCACGCTTTAGCCCTTTTAAAATAGTTTTTAAATATTCTACCATTTCTAATCGAAATAACTCTTTAGCGTGGTGTATTCTTTTTTTTCCACTTCCGAGTACTTCATAAAACCAAACTTCTCCTACTCTTGCATCGTTACAAAAATAATCGGATTGATCTTGATATGAACCATAAGCAAATCCAAAAAGACCTCCAAAAACATCAGCACAGATTTCGCATTTTGATTTTGAAGAACATAATTCATAAAATTCCCCATTTACGCATAGAGGATAATCTGATGCTGTCCATGTAGAATAAGACTTTGATTCTTTACCAACGTACATACAAAATGGGCATTTAGCTATATTCCCCATATCCTCATCAAGAACATATTCGCTATACTTTTCTAATAGCATAAATAAAGCGTCTATAGGATTATTTGGTTTTCTCATTTTCTATTTTTACCTCTTCAGGAATACAAGCAGAGCAGAAAATAAGCCTACTTTTCCATTTAATATCTAATTTTCTTTTTACCTTTTTACCCATACGTGTTCTTGAATAAACAATATGACAATATAAGCAAACCTCACTCCCGCAAGAATCACACTTAAATAATTCACCAACCTCCCACTTATCCTCACAAATATCACAAAAATCTTTTAATTCTGTTATTTCTTTCCTCATTTTTCTACCTTGTTTCTACAATCATTTTATTCTTCTAAATAATATACTCCATTTCCTTTTTTTGTTTGTCTTATTATTTTTAAAAAATACACCACCAAATTTAACTAAATAAGTCAATTCATTCGCTCTTTCTTGAAAAGTAAAATAATTTTCTTCTTCTATAGCTTTTATCATTTCCTTGTTTATCGTTTCACAATAGTGCTTGTATTTATTAATATCCTTTTTAAAGTATGCTACCATTACAGGAAGAAGAATTTCATCTAACTCTAAAAGCATTTTTTCTTTAACTTTTTGTATTTCTAATTCATAGGCATGCATAGATTTAAAAAGCTTAAGATTAATCATACCAACTTTATTTTGATACATAATATCATTAAATCTGCATACTATTCGGAATGTTTTTACTCCATGAATATCGATTAATTCTTGTATAAGCATTTTATTTACCCACTATTTTGTTTTCTTCTTGATCATCCCAATATTCAAGTAATTTATCAATATAAAACTGTGCTTTCGAAATATCTTCCCGTCCATTCTTAGAAACAAATCTTGTTAGGTATTTAATTATAACTGTTATATAGTAAGCATATTTACCCCACACTTCAAACCATGCTTCACCATAAGTGTTTGGGTCGATTTTCCCTTTTCGATACCAAGAGTCATCTGTTCGCTTATCTGCCATTTTTATTCCTTTTTAAAATTTAACTCATATTATTTAAGTTCTCTGTTAACGCCCTATCATTAGTATAGCAGCTATCACACCCCCAAATCCTAAAATAAGCACAAACTCAAAAACTATAAATACATACAAATTAGATCTCGAAAACTTTTTTATTTTTTTGTTGCCATTAAAATATACCTATAATTTATTAGTTATAATATTACTATTCCAAAAAGTATGGCTGCTTCAATTGATTCCGTTTAATTTTTAATCTTTATTAGCATTTTCCTTTTTTCCCTCCTGTCTTTTTGCCGCTTCCTTTTTTATCTTTTGCATTACGTCCTTTTCCTCCACCTCTTCCATCTTTTGGTCCTTTAGATTTTGTTGATGGGCCTTGTCCATTTTTACGTGGTGACATTTTTATATTCCCTCCTTATTCCTTTTTATTATTTACGATAACTAGTATATGGACCCCCACATGTAGAACTAATTATAAGATTAATAGTTTCGTCACAAAAGCCAAGGTATTTAAGTATTTTAATTTTATCAAATAAATATTGCCCATCATCAGTCATAAGACGTGGTGTTGTTTCTTCTGATTCTGAAACATTATCTTTTGATACAGCAAACATCTCATCATCTGCAAGTCTTTTTTCTTTATTGGTAAACCACATAATTCTTCTCCTTTTTATTAATCTTCAAATTTTACTATATAAAATTCGGGTTGCTTATCTTTCCACATTATTTTAATAACATGAGTATACCCCTCAGATATTATAAGTGTTTTACTATCAGTATCTATTTTCAAAACCATCCAAAATGGGCGCTTAATATTAATTCTATCCATAATAGCTAATAACTCATCTTCTTTTTTAAATTGTTTATTAAAAACAATATTTGTAGCAAGTGTTCTTCCTATGCTATCGTTACATGTCTCAAAACTCTTTATCTCTTTTATATCAACAATCTTTCTTCGTTTCATTGTTACCATTATTTATACTCTCTACTATAGTTTTTTGTTTAGCTTGCCCTTTAACTTTATTATTTACAAGTATCGTCACACAATTATTACAAATATAAAAAGTCCTTAAAGGATCTAAATATTTGTATCCATAAGAAGCAAATTTTGAAGAACAATTTTCACAAATATCACTGCTACATATAACACAAAGCAAAGGTGGAGAAGCCCTTAATTTGCATTTTTCACAATATGTATTTACACACATTTCTTTTTTTTGCATTTTATATTTTATACCTCAATAATTCAAGTTCTCTTTTATATGTTATTTTTATGGAAAAGATCTATCACAAAAAGGACACTTATTCATTTCAATATAATCTTTAAATCCTGGACTCTTTTTGCCCTTATCGCAATTTTCCCAATCAATATCAACAAAATCACACCAGCCATTTCTTTTTTCTTTATCACAAGCAGTTGCGCATTCAATCCCCATACCTTCTTCTCTCAACTCAATACAAGGCTTATTTAATTTCTCAATTTTTTTAAATTGCTCCATAAATTTTTTAGCTTCCGTCCAATTCATTTCTTTTCCTATATTTTATAATTGTTATAATACATAATATAATAGAGGCGCTTGCCATCAATATTGCTATAACAACAGCAATATAAGATATTATTTCTGGTATCGTTAAACTCATTTTACTTTTCTTCCACTTTTTTCTTTAAAACTTTTTACTTCTTTTCTCAAGCTTTTCAACTCTTCTTGATGAGCATAACTTATACATAATGGGCAAGGGTGTAAACGAACCCTTTCCATATGATATCCTGTAGACTTTGTACTTTCTACATTTAAAATATTAAAATGTATAGCACATTCATAGGTATTACCCATAATTCCCTCTTTACTATATTATACTAAACTTCTTTAATTTCAACATACCTTCTCGTAGGTCGCATCAAAGATTTCATGCTTGCAAGGGTAATATTCGCCATAGTAACCCATAATTACATAATCGCCGGGCATTGCTATCGCAGTACTGTCTAACGTCTTTATAGTTAGATAGACTCCATTTTTTACATATTCCCCATCATACTTGAATATAATATCCTTGTCGTCTACCGCCTCTTGAAACCAATTCGGGTGGTTAGGGTGCGAATCGCCCATCCATCGAACTGCATCTACAACCACAGGTTTTTTTCTGTATTTAGTCATTCTATTAACCCCCCTTAAATTAATTAATTGCATTTTATATGGCGGAGAGGTAGCATCCACTTTTGGTATCACCCTCTCCGCCAACCCTTTTAATAGCTAAAAGGAGAATGAAATTCCTGCACCGATAAAATGGGAGAAGTCGTTTTCAATTCTAAAACGCTCTCCTTCTGCCTCATGTCCAAAAGTTCCAGTATACACAGTCTCCACAGATAACGCTCCACCATTCTTAAATTTAATTACATCTCCCTTCAATCCAGCATTAATTGCTCCAGCACCCCAATCCATATCATGGGTTTCTTTTTTCCAAGCTGGGGCAAGTGTTTTACTATGATACGGACCACTCCAAACCAACGCTGTTTCTTCTTCCTGCATCGTAGTTAATGTTGGTGTATAGCTCATTCCAAGTTTTCCACTAATCCGTTCCCATCCAGGACCAATAAAACCAAAATCCTTTTCTGCTTCCAGCCCTATAGAAAATCTATTGATAGCACCTTCTACATGATAATAACGCTCCAATTTATCCAATCCAGCGCCGATTCCTGCGAAGTAATCATAACTGTAAAGTGGGCCACCAAGCGAAGTTCTATTATTCAAGTAGGCTAAAGCATCAACATACCCAGCATTAATTCCCGTAGTATATTCGCCTTTAAATTCCTGGCGAAACCACCTTGTGGTAATACCAAGCCAATCCAGCCATTCCTCATTTACAATTTTTCCACCAACACTAAAAGCTTCTGCTGTTTCATACTTAACGTCATATGTGGACATCTCGTTGCCCAGCACAAGTAAATATCCTTCTGCTCTTAATTCAGGAAGATACATAGCGTTGAAAGAACCATTCGTTTCCAGTCTAACATCTCGATGCCCAAAAGTTGGAACGGCAAAGTCATCTACTATATTGCCGAGCCAAGGAGCATTCAGTTTGTAATTAAATGGAAACGGTCCAACCGATACCCCATCTACTTGAATGTCCGCATTCAAAAAAGTATGCCCTGCTGGGATTCCTTCATAGCTATTCGACGGGTAAAACCCATCATGCCTATTAAGCGGATATTCGAAACGACTATCAACTTCAACTTCCCATGCAAAAGCAGTAAACGCCCCCACTAAAAGAATAATTAAAGTTAATGCCAATACTGTAATTTTTTTCATTCATTTCTCCATTAATAATTTTCAATCAATTTCAGTTTCTAAATACTCGTAATTTTTTTCTTTCTCATAAACAACCACCTCCTTTACAAATTTATCAATACTTTTAAAATTCACTTTCATCCCATTCTTTCTTTAATATTTCAATACTTTCCTTACTTTTATAAATACGTTGATAGGTTTTTTCAGAAATAAAACAATGCCTATATTCTTTATTGATACCTCTCATATCCTCTCCTACCCAACAATAGTTATCTCCACTATAAATAGGGCATAGTAAGCATTCAATTTTATATGCTGGCTTACATTCATCTAAGTTTAAACACTCACAAGGGGCCAGATCATCAATACCACACCCACACCCTTCATTACAAACTTCTCCATTATAAAGCCCTGTATAGCCTTTTTCTTTTAGGGCTTTTATTATGTATGCTCTCATTGGTTTGCTATCCATTTCTCTCCTTTTTATTCTGCCCAGTCAAAAAAATCAAGGGCTAATACTTATTAAAAGATAGCCACTATCCCTGCTTATAAATAAAATATTTTATGCACTATCAATCTTTTTGTTGCCTACCAAATAATCTAAAATCTCAAGGATTACTTTTTGAGGTCCTTTTACCCACCCATCTCTTGCCATACCTTCTGGTGCAAAATCATTTGAACCGCTACACCATATCAATGCTTCCCGTGCATCTTTCAATAATTGAACTCCTTTATCTTCTTTTTTAATCTCAATTTTCATTTTTTTGTGTGTTCCTTTCAAATAATTATAGTTAGTCATAATTCTATCGTATTCTTCTTTTGGTGCCTTTGTAGTTTCGTTTTCTTTTATTTTCTTCGAGAATACCTCAGCATCCTTGCCTAACAATATAGGCGTTTCCTTTATTGGTCTTGTCATTTCTGCCTCCTTAAATAAGTAAAATATTTTTTCATTTTATATCTTTATAATAAATACACTAATTATTTTCTAATTCTTTTATGCGTTTATTTATAGTATTTTTAGTTAAATCTTTAAATTTTGATTCGGAGATATCTTCTATCCCTTTGATCAAAGCATTAAGAATATGAACATTAGACCAACTATCTACCGTTTTACAAATTATATCTTGTAATAAGATATTCTCTTTATTTTTCTTTTTTGCCATGCTTTATAATTTCTTCTTTAATAATACAGGAAATAGGAATCATTTGTAAATTTCTAAACTGCTCATTTTTAATATCTACAGATTGAGCAATTAAAATAACCTGTTCATCTCTTGATAGTTCTATTCCTATGCTAGTAACTTTAAGCAGAGATTCTTTTTCAAGTTCTTCTTTATCCCACCAACCCTTAAATGACGTAGCATCTACCCATTCTATACAAAGAATATCTTCTTTAAGTAAATAGATATTTTCTTGTTTAATGCTTATAGTACTACATTTCTTTGACATATAAATTTTATTCCTATCTTCTATGCTTAACTTGCTATAGGCTTCTGTCTCTTCTTCATGTATTCTTAATTCTTTATTTTGTTTAATGCCTACATCACCATATTTCTTCGCTATATCAGCAAAAGCCCAGCATGTGTTGCTTGCCGTTATATTAGAATTAGTTTCAAAAAAGTTATATAAGTAAGAGCCTCCTCCATTTCTTTTTTCATTAACAGAAAGAATTGCCATCTTTGGTATACGTTCTTCTTTTCTTTTCACAGTAAATTTAAGTGTATCAATACCATCTTCTTCAATTTCTTCAATGCAATCTGTAGCAATAAGCATAAATCTACCATCTTTAAGAACCATTTCCATTGCATCTTTAAGAACTGTTTTCATTTTTATTTTCCTAAATATTTTTAGTTACACTACCAAGTATAGGCATAACCGCTTAAACCTATTAGCTACGGCTTGTAGTTCTGTTTGTTCTCCATTAGAAACTTTTTGCATCTCTTCTTTCATTATAATACTAATTCTTGTTTTTAAGTATCTTTCCAATGTCTCCAATTCTCTTATTGTTCTATCTCGGTGAACACCAAAAATAGATGTATGAAAAAAGTTAGCCAAGCACTTTCATATTCCCATTTTTTTATACTCCTTGTATACTACTATTATATTTTAAAAATATACTTATAAAACTAATTTTTATCTTCCCAAATATCAGAAGCTATAAAACCCCTCTAACTTTTATGTTTTCGTGTGTTATAAATAAAATTTTGTTTTTGTATTCATCGGCACATTTTTTATTAACATGGAACATTTCATTTTTTCTATATACAAATTTACCATTTTCATCATATTTTACTACTGCCATTTTCATCATCATATCATTTCCTTAAATCCTTTTCCTTGCGTAAAAAATCATTTACTTCGTCTATCTTGTATAATTCCCCACTTTCAACACGCTTAAATAATGTTCTAAATTGATCTCTCATCATTCTCCTTGTTCTTTTCTTGCTCCCATCTCCCAAACTAACCCACCACCCACATTTTGGACAGCCTTGCCCCCTATCTTCCCGTGCAATCAATTCTGGAGTGTTCTCATTTATCATGTACTCTGGGAGTGCTTCGAAGTAATCTCCCTCCCAATCACAATTTATGTTTGTGCAGTGGCAAATAAACAACTCCATTATTTCCTCCCTCAAATTCTATTAATTTTCTATTCAGTTTTTTTGCTTCAACAAGTAGAGGCTTTTTTGAGTCTACTAAATCTTTATTGTAGCTGTTTATCACTTTTACTAATTCATCCATTTTATCTAAAATCTTATCGCCGTTTTTTAACATGAACATACTCCTAAACAAAAAATTAATACAAAACCACATTAATGAAGTCTTCAATCTTTAACATCATTCCCCTATAAATCTTTTAAGTATATCTGTTTCTATATAAGAAACAGTTGCTTGAGATCTCCCTAAAAAATCAGCCACATCGGCCTGCCTTATATTGTCACTTACTAAATTTCTAAAAAAGAAAATTACTTTTTGATTAGTATTTACTAAAGAAAAACAACCTGTAGAAAAAAAGTCGAGTTGGTTTAAAAATGGATTTCTATGATCAAAATAGCTTTTATTTTTTATTAACTTATTAGAAAAAGAATCTATTATCCCTACCATAGAAGATTCAAAATTATCTAATTCTTCAGGAAGCAAACCAGCGCTACCATTTATATAAGATACATCATATGCCTTATGTTTATTTTCTAGTGAACGTGTAGTGTGAAAAGAATGGCTAAGTTCTTTCTTTATAAAATTTCCAAGAGTATAAGACAACCTCATTCCATAATATTTTATAAAATTATCATTAAGAGTGTAATCATATAACTGTACAGCTCGCTCAAGTTCAATGTAGCTTTGATTTGTAAGATCATCAAATATATCAAAGCCAACATATCTATCATATTTTAAAATAATAGAATCTATAACCTTATGAGTATAAGGAGTAAGAATAGAAAAAAGATCGTGTAAACAAGTCACATCATTTGATTGTTTATAAGCCCCAACAATCATAAGTATCACTTGTCTAAATTTTTGTTGTTCTGGAGTAACCATTTTAATGTTTTCTGCTATTTCCCTAATTGTTTCATTATAAAGATCATTATATTCTTTAACAGTCGTTTTTCTCTACAGCTTTTCATACCTTTAATAGTTCAGCAGCGCTGTAATTTGTAGCATCTTCTAGAATGAGTGGGTTAATCATTATCTTTTCCTACAACATCTTTAATATCATACCCAGCATCTTCAACAAATTTAATTACTTCTGTGTCAGTTAAATCACAAACAAGAGGCCCACGCTTAAAGATTTCTAAATATATTTTCCACTTGATTTCTTCTATTATTGTTTTTATACTCATACTCCCCTCCTATTCAAAATATCTAAGATTTGGCAGATTCCCACCTTTCTGCCCAAGTACTCAACCACCGTTACTCCCCGATTTAAGCACTACCCACTATTCCCAATACACAATTATTTTCTGATGCTAAACACCACTCAAACACATGACCATCAGAATCTCTCATTATACCATCCTTGTCGGTAGACGCTACCTTTACCCCATCACGCCATGCTGACCAAGAATCGGAAGTCTCACAAGTCAGAGGAGGAACGTAGGAAATATAAGGAGCTTCTTCTTGCATTTTTAAAAACTCCCCAAAGTCCTTTATAAAGTTAAAGTTCTCTACAAATTTTTCAAACTCTTCGTACTTTTCAAATTCAATTTCTAAATTAGCGATTTTTATTTTAATCATTTTAATTCTATCTCCCTTTTTTTTATTCTCTTTCTATAGTAGGCTTTCTTCTATATGTCCAGTATCCACCTTTAAGATGAAAAGTATTTTTTGAAATAATTCTTTTCATTTTTATTCCACAGTTTGGGCAGATAGGATTCCCCTCTGCATAATCTAAATTTGACCTAAAAAATTTCTCTTTTTTACAATTGCATTTAGAACAACAAAATTCATAGATAGGCATAAAACAAACCATCCTTATTTTTTGTTATGGTCAAAAAACCAGCTTTTACGAAATTTTTCCCAACAAAACAAACCTGATATCGATAAGTTATCAGCGCTACAGCTCTCACCCCAAAGTTGATACTCAAGATAAAACAAATCTCTTGATGGAGGATAACCTATTCTTAATAAACCAAATTCAAAATAAACCGATCCAGGATACTGTGTAATTGCAAAATAAAGTGGATTTACTTTATGGTCAAAGAACGTTAAGCTTAAATCAAATAATATGAAATTATTATATTTTTTAAATAACTTCCACATATTTTTTAAGTACCTCCACTATAAAAGCTATAAAATATGTTAAAGCAGCAAAAACTACGCTAGTTATAATAGCTTGCATAACCGTTACTTTTACTGCTAATCTAAGCGCTAAATAATAGCCTATAAACATAGCAAACCAGAACACAGTAAATGTTATTATGCTCATGCCGTGTCACTCCATTTCTTTTTAATTTCTTTTGCCATTTTTTTAATGTCCTCTTCATATTCTAAAACATTTTCTTTTATACTTCTTATATAATATTCTTTTAAAGAATTATTTACAATATACATATGCTCATCAATATCAAACATTCTTAAGTGTTTTGACATCTCCAAGTTATTAAATGCTTGATCTATAACAGTGCTAGCAGGAAAAAGCCCATCTTTATCAAAAGCAAAACCATTAAATATTTTAGGGTACTTTTTCTTAAACTGAAAAAACGTTTTATGGACTATTTCTCTGTCCATTTTAAACCTAAAATCTTTAGGAAGATAGCTTAATATGGCCACAATAATATCATCTGGAAAGGCTATTTTTGTTTCATCTACCATTATTTAATGCTCACTATAATAATTATTTTTCTGTGTCTCTTTATCAACAGTCTTTTTCATAACACATGTGTGCTTTATTTTCAAGAAACTCTCCAAACAGCTTTTGGATGTTGTTTTGCCCAATTTAAAAGAATATTACAAGCATGCCCAACATTACCTGGAGTCCTTGCCCAATAATCTTTGTCTGTATTAGTTCCAAGTTCTTTTACTACCTTTTGAAGAATTTTAATAGTGTGTTTAGCTTTTTTATTATGGAGATCACCAAAAGAAAAAAACTCACCGTAATTATAAGTAACGTTAAGATTAGCTACTTCTTCCCCACCAAGACAATATGTTCCACCTTCACAAAAGCGAGGAACATTACAAATAACATACTTTTTTCTTCTTAATCCTTTTTTCCTTTCTAAATAAATACTCCAACTCATTTTATTTCCTTGTTATAAAAAGTTTTTTTGCTTTATTCCAAGCTTTATTTCTCTTTTTCTTTTTATGCCCATATAACCAAACATCATATTTCCCTTCATAAACCCACACAATAAGTCCAAACCACCTAACAACTAAAGTAGGGGTAATATACGCTCTAGAACAATACCATGAAGGTTTGCGTTTGCTAGCTTCTATTGTTACCCATACTTCTGTATTGTACTCTAAACCTTCTAAACATTTTTCAATATCTTTTCTCTTGTAATAATTTTCTATACCAGAAAAGTATAAAGTAAGTTTTTTAATTTTCATTTAATTCCACCATTCTTTAGTATAGCGCTTTCGCTTTTTAACTAACTTATTAACTGATATTTTAATTGGTTGTAGCACCGTATTAAATGTCAAAACCTTTACATACACACGACCAAAAAACAATATCTTTAATCTTTCCAAAAAAGATAATTTCCAACAAGAAGTTACTTCTCCATCTGCTGCCTTATGTGCAAATAAAGGCAAATATTCTGATTGATCTTTGCCAAATATTATGTTACATTCTTTAAATTTAATATGCTTCATTTTACTTTCTTTCTATGAGTATCAATATATTTTTCTCTAGAAGTTTTAAGTCCATCTATAAAACCTTCATAATAACGATTTGCCTGAGTTTCTAATGTTGGTGCATGTTCTTTCTGTTCAGCTTCTGTTTTATTTATTTCTGAATAAAACCAATCTCTCATAATATCATACTTTGATAGCATCACGTACCCCTTTTAAATGTTAAATTAATATAGCATATTAATTGCATAAAGTAAAGTAAAAAGTAAACAAAAAGCATATATTACCAATTTAATTAGTAATGCTGTTACAAATTTAAAACTTGAATTTGTAACTACAGCTAATATCATTGAATCAGATGCAGCTAAAATAATCAAAAACATAAAAAAAATAAATTCCAATTCCATTTTATTTTCTCATCTAAAATACATACAGTATTTTTCTCTTGTACGCAATCTTAATTCCTCCTCATACCTTTAATGTATTGACTTATAACATCTCTAAGCTCGTTATCAGTATATTGCAATTCAAGCATTAGCAAAACATAATCTCGTAAAATCTGTCCTTCACCACTTGCTGCCTCCCATTCTTTAAATAGTTTAGGGCTTATTCTTGCTCTTGTGGCTATTTGATTTTTCTCAACTTCACTTTTCATATTATATCCTTTATACTTTATTATATTTTAAAAATTTAATCTTAGAAATATTATTACATTAAATATTTTTGCTCAAAAGTGTGTAGATTATTTAAAAGATTCTTAAACGTTTCTTTATCAAAGCTAGACGCTTGCCCATGTTGAACAATTGCATCTATTAGATCTGGTTCCATTTGTAAAAGTTGACAAAGCATATTAGCAATATCAGACCGTTTACCAACAACTGAGCATATAAAAGAGCCTTTTTTATTATCTACAGTAAACACAGATAAAAAAGCATTGCTCTGCTTTTTATTTAAAAAAGTAATTATTTTTAATAAAAGAACAATTAATTTAGTCTTTATCATATTTTTCTATGTAATATCCTTCTTTATTTAACAAAACATTATTCCAGCATTTTCTCCATATAAATCTACAGCTCTTTCGCACCAAAATTTAAACCACTTCATTCTATCTGCCTGAATAGGTGGAAGTGGTATTTTTAATGCCTTTATCTCCTCAATAACTGGCTGTAAAAAAGCAACTGAAACTGATTCCCATTTATCTTTATATACAAACCTTTGATATGTTTCAGGCAAGTAGCTTTCAAAAAAACCAATAAAAAATGAGGTGTTTCCAGATCTCCAAGACTTCCTTGGCCACATTGTATGATTTGAACTGCATAAATCATAATCAAGATCTGGACATTCTACTACTATAGTATTGACAACCAAATATCTATCATACTTTTCATAATCATCGTCTTCTTTATATTCTCGAAATATTTCTATTTTACCTATAGTAACATCAAGAGTCATTTAATATCCACCTTTAATTTTTCTAACATTTTTAAAACTATTTTCCATACCACTCTTTAGCAATCTCTTCTGGTAGCAAAGAGTTAATTATTTTGTGTTATTTCCATATAATGCCCCACTACCCACCCTACTATTCGCCGGAGCGAAATCCTCGTGAGTGATGGGTAGTTTGCATCATTGCAATGGGGCTAATTTAATCATTTCTCCTCTTGTTCAATTTTTTCTGCTACTGTCATTTCCTTTGCGACTTTTAATAATTCAATAGTGCCATGATTTTTAGCCATTGTTTCCCTCTTAAGCTATATCTTCTCTTGGTTTTCTAATGCCACAATTTGGGCAAAGAAAATGATATGGTGTTATAATAAATAACGTATTTTCACAAGAACACACATATAGATACTCATCGTCATTTGGACCATGATGATGCTTAAATAGTCCCTTAATAACTTTACAATTTGGACATTCTAACCAAACAACATCTTGTGGAGCAACGGCTGTCCACTCATACTCACAACTAATACAAAAAGCTAATCCTGCTACATGGGGATCTCTTTCTCTTCTCTTTTCATCTAAATCTATTACATTACCCATCTTTTTCCAACTCATTTTCATCAAGTCTTGATATAAGATTATTTTTCAAAAGTTTTAATCCCTTTTTTTAATTTCTCAAGTTCTTCAGGAGTCATTTTGTTAATCGTTTCTCTAATATCGTCTAAATCTCCAGAAGCTTTAATCCTTTTTTTAGTTTTATCTCTTTGCTCTTCAAATTCTATTGATACAGGAGATTTAGTTATAGCTATATGCAGGTTATCAAAACTCCTAATCTGCACAACCCCTTCGTCAGTGTCAAGGTACTTAACTCTTACTTTGTCTCTTTTATTTGTTAATGGAAGTTCGTCAGATACTTTCCAATCTCCAGAAAATATCTTATCTTTTACTGAAAAGAGCGTAAAATAATACATCCCATTATGGACAAGAGCAAATCTTTCTACAATTCCTGTTATAGATTTAAGCATATTTTCCATTCCAGGAACTTCTTCTTTTCCTCCTGCCGTGATTAAATCACTATATAATCTAAGTGTTTCTTTTTTAGTCTTTCCTCTAACAACTTTAGAATTGCTGACATCTACAAAAGCAATTTCTTGAAATAGGCATTTATCAATATCAATAATAGGCATAATCCATGTTGGCTTTCCATAAACACTATATAGAATTGGTTGCACTGGTTTCCATCGTGCTGCCTCTGCTCCAAGAGCGCTAACAACAGAATCAACAGCCCCATCTTCACTAACACCGCTTGTTGTATACTTAGTAGCTTTTCCTGTTCTTGAATTAATCATAATAAAACCAACCATAGATTGATCTGTATTCTTCGATGAGGTTAAACCAACAAACCAACATGGTTTGTCATTGCTACTCCAAGTAAGAAAAACATCTGACGATACGCTACGTTCATATGTCCCACCATCGCTACTAGCTACTATCTCACTTAAAGTAACTGGTTTAATTACATCTTCTTCCTTGAATATTGAATTCCAAAACCCATGAACATAAGCTCCCCAATCACTAATTCGTTTTTCCACAATTTTTTCAGGAAAAACTCTGTCCACCCATTCTGGTATTTCTCCAATTTTATATTCAGTTATTTCTCCAGTTTGGGGGTCTACTATTACAACACCTTTAACGATCCATCCCCAGTAAGTAATAGAAGGCTCTACAATAGAGACAACATGCCACGGTTTTAATTGATCATCAATCTCAAGAGTAAACTCCGTAAGCGCCACATCCATATATCCATGAGTATAAATGTGTCTTTTTAAATTATCCCCAAAAAAACCTGATTCAAGAAATCTAAACTTGTAAGGGTTGCCATCTTTATCTTTAGTTACAAATTCTGGCTTTCTTGAGTTACTTTCTGCTGATACTTCAATATACCCTATTGTATACTCATAATTTAGCCATTTAAAAAATCCCTGATATTCTAAAGGAGCAACCCAATAAAGTTCTCCATTAATTCTTTGAACATGGTATTCTCCTGGAGCGTATCTACTTCCTATTGCTCCTTCCACCTCACCCAAAACACGTCCACCAAGAACCTCTGCTTGCTCTTTAGAAACTTCTCGGATGTGTTTAACATCTACTGGTCTTACATCTTCTTTAAACTCTTTGACTTCTACTTTACCAATAAGATCTCTATACTCTTCAGCGTTAAATATTTCTGCACCATAAAAAGCCGTGCCAATAGCAAGCAGTAAAAACAAAATATAGACGACAATCCCATAAGGAATATCTTCTTCAGCCCCACTTTCCAATGAAATAATAACTGAAACTGCCATATTTAATCCAGCAAAAATCAAGATTAAACCTGTAAGCCCCATAAAAGGCCCAGCATAATACGGCATAATAAGAAACAATGAAAGCCAAGCTATAATAAAAATTACAATTGCCCTCCACAACCAACCTACAAGATAACCTGCTAGATTATGCTTAAGTTGACTAAAAGCAGGGTTAATACCACAAAACACACCAAACAAAATTGCCTGAAAAAAGAAACTCATCATACACCTCTTTAAAATTTAAAAACAACTCACTTTCAATTTATATCAATTACGTCCTTCATTGTAGTTCTTTCTAGCTCTTCAACTCTATTAGTAATATCTTTAACTTGAGTAGCAATTTCTTTAACTTGAGTAGCAAGTTCTGTAATAAGTGTAGTAAGTTCTGTTACACTATCAATAAGCCCACCCATATTTTCAGAAAGCTTTCCTAAATTATTTTCAAGTAGCGCTACTTTTTTGCTCATCTTATTACTCCCTTAATTATAACTAACTTTCAATTTACTATACCTATACTACTATTATATTTTAAAATTTACTTTATATAATAATTTTTCCAATAATTTATATAATCACTACATGGTTCTGTGGGGCCATTTCTTATCCGTAATTTAGCTTCCTCTGTCCAATCATCTATTGATTTTATTTCCATACCAGAAAATGGGTTTTCTGCTGTATCAAAATCAAACCCCTGCCTTCTAAATTCCTTTAAAGCTTTAGCTTTTGCTATGTTTCTATTTTCTGCTTCAACATACACCACCCAGCTTTCTTGTTCATATCGGCAATAACCCCCAACACAGTCACAAGCGACTTCAAATTCTGGACTAAATACTGTATACAGAGACACTTCGACCTCCTTTCATTCCCCACTTTCTTCTATTTTAGAAAAATCACTATCTATAGTTTTTAATTTCATCTCTATATTTGAAGACAAAATAGAATAATTAGTTGCTTTTCTTTCGCTTCTCCACGACACATTCCTTTCTTCTTCTTTCTTCTTTCTAAACAGTATTGCATCTTTTATATTGGGAAAAGAACCAATAATGCTAGCTTTGCTATACTCATAATAATCACCATAATGATATGTTTCATAAACATTATAAGAAATTAATCGTTTCATAATTTTTACCCCTTAGCTAATTTAATAGCTATACTACAATATCGTTTTTTTATTTAACTTTGCTCATTCCCATAATACATTATTCTAGCAGAAACGATGTTTGCTACCGAATAGTTAATACGCATTCTCATGCCATCAGAATCATAACACTGAATACTATAAATTAACTGTTCGCACACATAGCCATAGATAATTATATTAAAATATTCTTCAACTTTCCCATTTATAGTTTCGACTATAATAGATCGTATATTTACAGAAACACCCTTCATGATAGGCTTATTCATCATTTCTTTTCCCCATTTATTTTCATTTTAAATTTCCTTCATAGCTCTACTACCACACCTCGAACAATCATCTTGTCTAAAATAAGAGATGTATCCGCAAACTGAGCACCTAAATCTTTTATCCATATTTCCCTCTTAAATATCGATCAAACATATTCATTACATCATCCTTTTATTGCAGCTAATGGTTTTAGTTTTTTACACCAACACCTACCATCATATCTGTCACGATGCCCACGAAAAACAAAATGATGTGTACCATTACAACCGACAACATGATGCCCACCAGCATAAACAAGCTTTAGCTTGCATCGTAAAGCTTCTGATGCATATGCTTTTCTTTCATCATCAAGCTCATCAAAAGTTATTTCTTTTTTATTGGTGCCTATATCATTTAACATTTTTACCCCTTAATTACAGCTATTGGTTTTAATTTTGTTACTATCTTTACTAAATCTTTTTGGTTTCCCATAACAGTCTCTATATCCTTGTATGCCCCCGAAGCTTCATCTAAGTTATCTATACTTCGTACACTATGAATAATACCTAAATCGTCTAATCTGCCTTTTTCTACCGCTAAATCCAATTCTTTTTTTGCCTGCTTTCGCCCCATTTTCCTGCCAGCTCCATGAGAGCAAGACATAAAACTTTCCTTATTTCCCAGCCCCTCTACAATATACGAGGCCGTTCCTTGAGATCCTGGAATTATGCCCACTTCTCCTTCACGAGCTCTTGTTGCTCCTTTTCTATGCACCATTACATTCTTCCCAAAATGATTTTCCATAGCAGCATAATTGTGAGCAATGTTTATTGGTTCATTGAGGGATATTTTATCAACATTATATAGAATCTCTTCTATTCTTTTTAGCATACGCCTTCTATTTGCAAGTGCGAAGTCTACTGCAAATCTCATAGCCTCTAAATAATTAATACCTGCTATTGTATCTAAAGGTAAAAAAGCCAAATCACATTCCTTTAATACTTGTGAGAACCATCTCTTATTTAATTCTTTTGCTATATTATTATAACGATTTGCAATCTTATACCCAAAATTTCTACTACCAGAATGCAACATTATCCAAACGTTATCTTCTTTGTCTTTTTGAATCTCAATAAAATGGTTTCCGCCAACATAGTACATGGGTCAGAGCAGTAATAAATAATACCACAACCTGATTTTTCATATATAGCACTCTGTGCCTTCCAATATTTAGAAAACTCTTCTCTAATAGAAAGCTCTTCTGAATACTCTTCTACCGGGGGTATTACACCCATTTTTATAGCATAGTACTCTTCAGGGCCGTCACAACGCAATTCAGGATTTTGTTCTTCGTCACCACAACCATCCCACCATGGAGCTTCAAGCCCATCGTCGTAACCTTCACCATATGGAATCCCATAGAATAAAATACCGTCAGTGCTTACTCCCATTACATACCTCTTTATTTAAAATTAAACTCAAGCCAAACAGCATAAACAAAAAATAAACCGCCTATAATAGACTTAATCAGATATAAATATATGGTAAACTTGTAAACCCCCAGACAGTTGAACTGCTCCTAAATAATCTCCTTTAATTTCTTCCTGTCTCTCTCCTGTTCCATACATATAAATTTTATATGTTTTGGTGCGTGAAGTTAGATCTTCTTTACACCAAAAAATATTTTGTTATTTATAGCATCTACACATAAATGTGTGCACTTCTCAGATAAGTTTAAAGATTGGACATCTTCAACTTTAAGTGGGTACTTATAAATTACTTCCTTCATTTTTACTCCTCTAAAATTTGAACTTTTCATATCCATCTCTCTTTTAGCTAGCCCTACATCTCATTTGCATCATATCCCTCTTCGAACCCTATCTCTTTATTCCTTTCCCCACAGCTTATACAATGTTGCACAATAATAAAAAGTCTGTGTCCCCGTACTTCACTTACACCATCCAGTTCTTCTCCGCACTCACAAAGCACTGTTATTTCTATATTAAGCATTAGCCTCTCCTACTATGCTGCTTTAAATTCAACTCCTATGTAGTCTATATAAGTTTCAGTTGCATGATTGTAATAAGTACTGCCTTCTACATGTTCATACCAATCGCCATCAGGCCCGATTACAATCAAACCTTTTCTAATAGCTCTTCGTATCATTGTGGGCATAGCCCTATTTATTGTTGTCATTTTTACTCCTCACATCCATAAATTTTAGATGTTTGTTTGTCTTTATTATTTTTATATGCTCTAGAGATAGCTAAGTAAAACCATAGCCACCCTATACCATAAATTTCCCAACTCAATCCGTGTACTAATGTGGGATAAGGTACTCCATTAAAGAAAAAAGGTTTCCATACAAATTCACAATCCCACTTTAATTGTAACTGAACTTCACCAATATACTTCATTTAATACTCCCCTATATTAGATACACCTAAATAAAACCATAACCACTTAACACCGTATTCATTACGGCATTTTTGCTCACATACTATAAGAGTGCTGAAGTGTGGAAACCACACAAAATTATCATGCAACTGCATAGTAATTAATGATTTGTCAAGAGGAAATACAGCTTCCATACACCCAAACACAGTAAATTCTTTAAAATACATTTAATTTTTACCTCTTACTTTATTATATTTTAAAAATAAGTTTATAAATTAATTACTTTTATGCCCACAATCTAAATTTTTCGCCTTTTTTTAATAGCATCCATAACACGAAACTTAATTTTCTTTCTACTATCAAGCATAACAGATACTACTAAAGAATCAATTTTAGCATAGTACTCATTTAATTCATCTATACATTCTTCACACACTTCTTTCACACTATGTGTTTGTGAAAATTCTGTGAGTTCATATAAATGGTCTATATCTACATTCCCACATAAATCACATTTTTTCATTTTTGCCTCCAAATAAAAAAGCCCCTTAGGCTACACCTTCTCCTACGCCAATTGCATAAGCGGTTGTAGCATGCAAATGCATTACTAATTTTTGGGTATTTTAATTTGGTAATCATCTTTTATCCTTCTGTTCTAAATAATCTATGCAAGCAGCCAAAAAAACTTCTGAAAATGTTTCCCCTTCATACCGCTTAGAAATAATATCATCATGTTCAAGTCTAAGTACCCAACAATTAGCAAGGCTATAGAAAAACAGAAATTGATAAAATCCCTCAGCTATTAAAAAATCCTTAACAATATCAGAACCTTCAGGAGAAAGCAAATACCCATAATTTTGCAGCAACGGGTATTCCTTTAAAATAGTTGACATTTCAAAAAACACATCTACTTCCTTGTCTTTATACACCAAACCCATGCATACAACATATGTATTCAGAGCTTTTGAAACCAACATAAGTTGCTCAATAGTATATGGACATTCCATTTCTGGTTTATGCCAATATTTATGATCCCAACGAGACACTTTACAATATTTACAAAAATTATCCATTTTTTTTATAACTTCCCTGTGCTTAAATAACCAAAAACACTGCTCCCATTTATTTAACACCCCCTTTTTATTTGCTTTTTTAAGTGCATAGTTCCCAAATATTTTAATTTGCAATTTGTCATTGGTGAGGCTTCTCTTGGAGACTGCTCAACAAAATGCTTACAGTCTTGGCATATGTTTTTATTGTTTTCGTCAACATTACGCTTCTCCAGATATCTAATCATCATTTGGAGAAGAGCCTCTTGCATAGTTTTTCTTGCCCCTGCTTCTAAAATACCCTTTCCCAAAATCTGTATTTCTAATTTCCAGCCACCTGTTGGAAGTCGTAAATATTTAAAACCCCACACATGATTATTTTCAAGCCACTCCTGAATAGCGCGAGAACCTTCAGGAGTAAGAAGATATTTGTAAAGTATCTCTTCATCCATATCATATATACTCTCATATTTACAAGATTCACAGTGGGGTATAATTGGGTAATCTTCTTTTGTCCCATCATATGTTATGTAAAACCCTAACGCTTCCGCTACCAATTGCAATTGCTTTTCTGTCACCATATTATTTTATTCTCCCCATACCTCTTTTTCATATAAATCGCAAATATCAGTACAACTTAAACCCAATCTCGCATCCTTTGTACAATCTATATCGCCACAAGACATACCACCATAACTATATTTACAATTCTTACAGCATTCTACTTCCCTAAGATTATATTTTTTTACAAATTGCATTTTATTTTTCCACCTCCGCCCTTTTGGCTTTTAGATATTTTAGGTAGGCTGGTCTGAAGATTGCCCATTTCATGGTGCAACGGATTGCATCTCCTAATTCTATTCCATCCATTTTAATGCTAAGGCATTGTTGTGGCTGTACATCAGTGCCGGGTATTCCATAAACCTCACCATATTTATCTACGCACTTTGTACAATATTCTAAACAATGTTCATAATCAACATAGCCATCCTTCGATACTATTCCCAAAGATACGCAAAGAGGTATAGAGTGCATATTGTTATCAAAAGCACCAAGTCTCTCTGCGTCTTCATACATTTTAATCATGGCATCGAGAACTTTTAAATCAGTTTTCATTTTTCACCCCCAGTTTTTTAAACACTCAGCGACCATTCTGTCATTTTTCTCTATCGCCTCTTGTATGTCTTCTGCGTGATATAGATTAGTCATTTTCACACTCCTCTTTAAAACGACTACCTTCTTTTTCTATAGATAACTCAAAGCAACGCCACTCCGCTCCAACTATCCACCATGTTATGGATTTATCTCGGAAGCGGTAGAAACTGGGTAAATAATAAGGTAGTTTTCTCCCCCACTCGAACTCAATTTTTATTTTTTTGCATCTCATTTTGACATCCTAAAGTTAAACAAGCCCCATATAAAATGCGGTACATAAGTTACCACAAGAAAAATAGCCATAATGCCAAAGGGGATGGGCGCTAAAATAATTGTCAGCATTAAAACCACACCCATAAAAAACAGCATAAAAAGAAAAAACCTAAATAGACAAAAAAGTATCTTTGGAAAAGGAGAGTAGAAATCAGTATCATCTTCCGCAAACATAGCCATTGACATAAAAGGTTCTAATATGTTATCCATGTAATGATTAAATTGCCAAGAGAAGAACTTAACTGTTGCTACGGCTGTGTCTCCAAATCTTTTACCCAATTATTTAATTCCTATTATAATTTCCATCAAATATCTACCAGTTTATTAACTCAACAACTTAATAAATGTGTCCTTTTCTATGTTTTCTGGTGATAGATCAATATCAGCATCTTCAGCAGAGTCTATTATTTCTGCTCCTGCTCTAATTAAAATATCATTAAAACTAATAGTGTTACTATAAAACTGAACTAAATAATTTCTTACATTTTTCATATACTCAGTATCAGAAGATGTTATTTGTCTACCAATACTTACCTCAGAAAAATAAAATCTACATGTATCTTTTGTTGTAATTAATAATCCCAAAACCTTTTGTTTTTCGCGTATTTTTGTTTTCGAAATTGCTTTAACATTATCAGGATTTACCATGTAATTTTCTTTAAGATTGCTTACTTGTTCCTGAGCTATAATAATATCAAATGGCACTTCAATCTCTTTATTGTAATTATAATAGTTTACAACCATAATAAATGCTTGTTTTAATTGCCTCTTTATATAAAATAATTCAGCAGCTCCATTTGGAGCATCTGTTATATCCCCAGAAAACAATACTGATTTACCTTCAGTTCGATAATTAGCATCCCACCCTATTTTACCATCTTGAGTGCTAATTAAAGATAAATCTAAATCAATACGATGGTCATCAACATTATCCCAATGGATACCTGCAACCATATCTTTAGATACTGTAACACAAGTTCCAGATGGAAAGTAGCCCGTAAATTGTTTTTCTGTAGCTGGTAATGCATATTTAATATTAGATGGAATAAACACTTTCTTACCCCCAATATTATTTTGTACACTATCTACTAAAGAACTTAAAACTATATTTAAAATTCTTTTGGCTTCTACTTGATTACCAAAACAAAAGTCTTTGGCAAAACCCTTGCCATTTCTAATCTTATACAAAATAGAATCAGCTTCAATAGTTCTATACTGCAAAGCATAAGCGAGACGGATTTTTCTGAATGTGCTTGCTTTATCTAAACAAGTTTTTAATTTTTCATCATCTATCTTACTGTTTTTTATTATAGATGTTATCTCATTAAGATAATCTTCCTTCATAGGCTCATGATATTTTATTGCTAGTTTCCTTATCTTATTAATAGTAGATTTCAATTCCTTCATATTCTTCCTCCAATTACTTTAGTAAAACTATCTATATTATTTTCATTAAATCTTAATAAAGTATAGTTATTATTTTTAGCATAATTAGTTTTTTCTGTGTCTTTTTCTTTCGCTCCTGGAAGACTGTGCCAATAGATACCATCAAATTCAATTAAAAGATTCATGATAGGAGTATAAAAATCATAAATTCTTGAAAAATCTTTTGGTCTATATTGAAAAATATAGTCTATACCCAATTCTTTCAACATTACCATAATTTTCTTTTCTGGATTAGTTGGGCTTTTAAATACCTTATCATAACAACCATTTGCCCAATTAAGTCTTGTTCTTACCCCCATTTTCTTTTTAGTCTCTTCTGTATGCTTATTCCCCAAATTTGCTTTATTTTTCCTTCTATATTTAGAATCTTGCCATTTCATCTTAGTACTACATGAATTGCACCTTTCAATAGCTTGTTGTGAAATTTCTTTTTTACAACCAACACAATATTTTTTAGTCTTCCCACCCCGCCAATTAGGGTGGGTTTCTCCACTCATTCTCTTTATAAGATTGGGATTAGTCCATTTCATTTTAGCAGCACAAGATCTACACCTAATACTTCTCATTTTAATTTCATCATCACAATCTACACAATAATATTTATTAGAAGTTCTCCCATCTATATAAAAATTGGATTTTTCCCCACTTATTTTTTCTTTATATTCTAATCTATTCCACTTTTCTTTAGCAGAACACTTTTTACATCTTTTAGAACGATAACACTTAAGTTCTTTTTTACAATCTATACAATAATACCTTTTAAGGGTTCTTCCATCTTTATAAAAATGACTTTTTTCTCCTTTATGTGATACACTTAATGCTTCCTTATGTTCTTGTGTTCTTTTATAAATTCCTGTTGGCATCCATCTCCCTCAATATGACGAAATGCTAAAAAGATCGGACGAAATCTATAAAATATCTCTGCCAATCTTTCAAGCCCATATTGTTTTTTATAATCCCTAAATAACTTATTTACTTCGCTACCCTTCTGTGTCCCTTTTATTTTTCCTATTAACTCCATACTCTTAATCAAAATTGTATCATTTGTAGCTACATATACGACATACCTCAAAAATTCAACTGGGTCTTTTGGAAATAGATTGAGATGATCACATAAGATTACTTTAACTTCTTTGTTTTTAATTTCATCAACATTATCAATAGCTACATATTTACAAACTTCAACTACATCTTTTATTGTGTCTTCTTTTAAAGCAATACCAGATTTTAATAATTCAATTATTTTTTCTTTAATTTCAACTTTAGTATATCCTTTGATAACAATAAATTTAAAACCATCATTATCAATTTCTGGAATTTCTAATTTTTCATTGGGGATATAAACAGAGTCTTTGTCATAAATACCAAAACACTCAAAACCATAGGTTGTAAAATAATGAGTTAATTGTTCAAGAACCAATTGTTCTATACTCGCATCTTTAACTTTCTTCCAAGACTTATGAAAAGAACTATTCATTTGCTCTGCAGAAAGCCCTAATTCTACTTTAACAACATCTACTAGTTCTAACAATACTGCTTCAGAATAATCGTAAATAACCCTTGGGGAAAAAACGAAACCACACTTAATCGTTTTTTCAAAAATAGCGCCCGACTTTGATATTGGCATTGACACTTTTTCTTTTTCTGCAATCTCAACAGCTTTAAATAACCTAAGTAAAGATTTCATTTTTTTGACTCCTTTTAGTTTAAGAAGCGAGAAGTAATTAACCAGCTTGGGTTTCCCCAAAAAATAGGAACTTCTTATGCCTCAAATTAAGACGTGAGGTAATATGCAGTGAGTAATTAGAATAAATCTAATCCTCTAAACCTACATTGGATTATTAAGGAACCTCATTTGTCTTTTTTCCTTTTTTAGTTTTAAAGGCGAGAAGTAGTTAAAAGGTTCGGGTTTCCCCGAAAAAAATAGGAACTTCTTATGCCTCTATAATTATTTTAAAGAGCGAGAGGTAGTTTACTTACCATTAAATTTTATAGGAACCTCTTGTGCCCTTATATTCTGCCATCTATTCACCAATAAATTTATCAGGAGTTTTTATTATGTTATTATGAAATGATGAGGAAGTTGCTTTTCCATTTTTGTCCCAATAATATAGATTATTATGAGAGTCATCAAAAGTAAAATCAATTCCTTTTGGTATAAGAACGTCTATACTTTCTGCACCAAACAATGGGGGTATATGAACATTATCAATGTCAACAGCTACTTGCATATGACTACTATTAAAATTAGCCTCTCTCTCTCTAACTTCACCTCCTGATTCTTCCCAATCAGCAACCCATGCAGCATATGCATCTTCTGAACAATTTTGCAAACTTTCATAAAAAGCACGGCTACTTATTATAAGATGCTTAACATCGCTATGTCTGATCTCGTAATCATCTATATATTTCCCTAAACGCTTCAGCTCTTCACAAACATCAATTGCTACTAACTTATATAGGTTATCATCGCAAACATAACTAAATTCTGTATATTTTGCCAAAAATGCTCTATTCAACTCTATTTCTATAAGCTCATTTGTTACTTCATAACCAAGGCCTTTAGAACTGTTTCTACTTCTCTTCTTCAATAAAAGTTTAATATATTTTTTTGTATTTTCTTTACTAAATCGAGTACTTCGAGTCATTCTATCTTTAACATATTCCCCAGTATTTTCTTTAGCTATCATTCTATCGTATGCATACTCATACTCTTGCATAGAGCTACTAGGAGACTCAAGAGCTTTAATACCCCAATAAACCAAAGCAACAACAATTATAATACCAATGACTTCCATTTTTATATTCCTTTTAAATTACTAAAATAATTTTACTACTACTTTATTATATTTTAAAATACCATCTATAGAATAAATAATACCATACATTTGTTTTCACTTCTCACCCTCAATTATTTCCATAATTTTTTTAAATCGTTGCCTTTGATTCGACATTTTAGCTGTCTTACTACCAAATTGATAAACAAAATGCATTATTTTATAATATCTTACTAAATTTATAAGTATTCTTGCTTCTGGAGTAAAAAAATAAGAAATTGGGACATAATTAGGATTTTTCCTATCTTCATATCCTTTTACAGATCTATTTTTTACTCTTATAGTCTCTGGACCAAATGCATCTTCTATAGCCTTACATAAAACACGTGTCCACAAGCAAACTAATGGTATTATTTCTTCTGTAATATGTGGTACTTCCTCCCTAAAGTTGACATCTCGTAAAAGCAGGCTAATTGACTGCTTACACAGTGCTTTCTTTCGCATTTTTAAATCCTTTATAATATTGAAGTGTCTTTTCTTCAACAAGAACTATTATGTGTACTCCCATATCTTTATATGGCCTAATTCGTATCGCTTCCTCGGCATCACTTACTGTTTGAAATGGCCCCATACACTTATCATTCTTAAAATCTTTTATTGGGTCTCCAGTATCCTCTTCAAAGTTTTTATTTTCATCTATATCGTAAAAAACTAAGTACACTTGTTTATTTGATAGATCATCCTTATTATCAATTTTACAATCTATCTCTTTGTTATCTTCACCATATCTTTCACGAAACCAACTATAACAACTAAAACATTTTCCTTCATGTGTGGCGGGTTCACCACAATAAGGGCAAAAAGCCTTTTTAAGCATCATTATACTCATTTAACCCTCCTCTCTTTAAGATCAAGAATAAAAACATCAATTTCGGGGACATAAGAGCCACCATACCACCTTATTAAAAAAGAGGTATTTATATAATAAGACACTGTTTTCCCATCTGGTCTTATAAGAATGATATAATGATAATCCTGTTCAAAATCAACAATCACTTCTGATGCCATATACCTCTTTTTATCAAGAGTACGAGACATATCTACAATCTTTTCTTTTTTAAAAACACCTGCGCATCCAGTTAAAAAAGCCATTGTAATAATAATAACTATAATATTTTTCATTTTAGCCTCCTTGGCTTTCTTTTGTCTTTATAAAAAAAGAGCAATACTTATCAGCAGTAACTTCTATTACAATTTCTGGATAATACATACACCTTCCAATTAAGTAGTTATCTATAGATTTAACCCACCATTTACAATTCTTACAACAATTATTGCGTGTATAATCTTTGTAATACTTTTCTCTTCTTTTGAGAATTTTTATAACGGTAAAAGCAATTATACTAACTAATATCGCTACAAATAAACATGTACCAGTAATAATAGCTAAAAGCAACAACAAAGTAATTTTCATTTTAATCGTCCTTTATATTTTTCGATTATATTGTTTAATAGAATAACAGTCCTCGACAAACGTAAAACCTCGTTAGCCTCCATGTCTTCGTCATTTTCAATCATCTTGTTGATGGCCTCCTCTCTCTCTTCTTCTATAATCTCAAATATAATCCGAAGTCTTTCAGTGTCACTTTTAAAATTCATTCTATCCCCCAAGGACCAGTTATTTCAAAATGAAACCACAACCATTTAATATGAGTTGTCCCCCACTTTTTTAACTTTAAAATAAATCACTTTAATACTGTTGCCATTTACATAGTCAAAAATGCCAGAATATTTTAATCTTTTAATTTTCCCTTCTTCATCAATGTAGGTAGCTTCCGCAGATATATAGTATCTACTGTAAGATATTTTTTTACGCAAGGACAACACTGCATATCCCATTCGCACTTATCAAAAGAAATAGTAGTCGGATATTTTTCGAGGACACAATCTTTAGCTTTACCATAAACTGATCTTTCTACAATACAACCTGAAACACTCAAAATTATTATAATTAGCAATACTAACTTTTTCATCTAATCTCCTTAAAGCATAAAGTATAGCAATGTTAAAAAAGCTATAATAAATCCCAATTCAATTAAGGCTCTTCCAATTTTAAAAAAAATAACCATATCTTCTTCAGCCCATCTTTGATATACCCCTTCAGGGTATTCATCTGGAGCGCCTAAACAATATTTATGATACCTTTTTTTTATTAACCACTTTTTCATTACATACCCCCTATATTATTTCTTTAATTAGCTCTTCATAAGCATTCTCTTTACTATTTGAAGTTTTAAATATCCACTATTAAAAGCGAAAACACACACCCAAATACAGCTACTATTGCTATCGTAATCAATGTTAGTGTTTCTTCTCCATTGTTAAAGTGTAAAAGAAATGCAAGTACACCTACTATAGCCCATATAGCTAATATCGACAACGTTTTTGTTTTTATCATTTTATATCCCTTTCCCTTATATCATCAAATAAAAAGAATACGCCCAGAAGTATAAAAACAGCAAAAACAAGCATAAGCCCAATAAAGTTTTTATCCATTTCTGCTACCAGCACCATAGAGCAAAAAGCAAACATCGCAAACCCAACGCATAGCATTAAAATATCTACTGCTATTGCTTTATTTATTCTCCTCATTTTTTTCCCTCCTCATTTCTAAAAGAATTTTTGCACACACACCCCATTTTGTTTCATCTGCGTCAACAAATTTTAGATTATTTAAATAAGAAACAATTTTACAGTGCCATGTTTCTATACAACCCTCAAAAAATAAAATAACATCATCTTCCTTATCACCTAAATTTGTTATTATTTCATTAAGTAGCCAATCAAGGGTGGGGACAATAATAATTCGATTTCTATCTTTCTCTGACATGGTGTTCAAAGGTAGCATTTCAGGGAAATTTTGCATTTGTTGGTGCCTGTCTTTCTCATCGCGCCATATCCACAACAAGCCTTCCTCTGGCTCCGCCCCAATTTCTATTGACAGGTCAACTATTTTTTCTGTTATCTTCATTTTCATCCCCACAAATTCTTTTCTCTATAAAAGTTATTCCTTTATCCAAAATAACCAATTTCCTTAAAACCTGCTGCTTAAAAACTTCATATAGAAGGCACATATACAAAATCCCCAATGTAAATCCCATACTAAAATGATATTCTTTAGGGGAAAAGCACACTAAAAAAATAGCTGTTAAAAAACAAAAAATCATATAAAACGCAATTTTTGTTTTCTCTATTTTAGTCATTTACCGCTCCTTTTCTTTTTATTTTACTATATATAACAAAAATGTAAACAAAAAAAATTATTAAAGTTTTTTAATCTTATCTTTCTTAATGTCTAAAACCCACATTAATGTATCATATTCAACTATATTTTTTCGTGCCTCTTTCTCAAGAGCGCTAGTTCGTTCATAGTCACCTTCTCCTTCATAATATGATGCTATATCTAAAATTAATCGTATGTAATTCTAATATAAACTTTGCTCTTTCTTCTGTTTCTTCTTTTGTTTTCATTCTTCAATACTAATCAATTTAAAATAAAGCGTTTCAAAATGACCAGTATCAGATCTTCTACCTACATAAATATAATCCATATCAATCCAGCCCCCCTTCACAGCATTAAAAATGTCTGTCTTTTTTTCCCAATTATAAATTTTAATAGATGACTCAACCACAAAAATGTTATCATTATAATTCTTTATTTTTCTAAAAGAATTACAACTATAACTGCTATAACGATTGCCTAACTCCTCAACTGCATTTGACAAATCATGCCGTGCATATAGATAGGCTTCATCATTATAAGTACCTCCTAAATAACTCGGTACTTTTATTGTTACAAAAAATGTTATGAGCGCCACTACAATTATTATAGGAAACGAAAGATTTTTCATTGTTATTCCTCCAAATTATTTAAATACAAGAGAATTCAAAATATTTTTAATTTCGATTGCCTTATTATCAAGATTACTATCTTCTTCTTTACCAATAATTTCCCAAATACACACAAAGTCTTCTTTAAAACTATCTAATGCTATATCGTATGTTTTGCCATAGGATATGATATCCAGTTCTGTATTCGTTAATATCCAAAGATTATTTATACGTGATACTTCTATGTGCAATGGTCTTGTTAATAATAAATCTCTTACTTTATATATTATACGATTTGTATGCATAACTATTTCTCTTCTATTAAAATAAGTTTGTTTTTCTATCTAGATATTCACCAAACTCTTCTTGTGAGCGAATTTGTTTAATACCAAATGCGTTCCCAAACCACATATCTTCAGGGTCTCTACATAGTTGAATATCTAAAAGAACCAATAATAACTTTACACCTGTCTTTGGTATCGTCATTATAAATACATCTCCATTCTCAGGTAAAGGGGTTGTATGACCAGATACAGCTACATATTCATAGTTACCCCGTTTTTTTATTACCCCCGCCTCACCAATCAAACTGATATTATTTCCCCATCGCCCTTCTTTGGTAAAAACCTTATAATCATCTCTGATTTGTGGAACGAAAGGCTCTTCTTTTTTTGTCTTTGATCTAAAAAATTTCATAATTTCTCCATAAAACTAATAAGTAAATAAAAGTAAAAACACAATAAAACCAAAGCCAATAAAACAGAAAAACAGAAAACTACCTATAATCCAATTTACCCTACTTTCTTTTTCTATGTGCTTATCAAGTAGCAAACTTAAATTATTTATTTTTTTAATAATCCTCTTTCGTTCTTGTATTCTAAATAAGTCTCTTTGCACCCTCTCTTCTAGTTGGACATCTTTCATTCTATTACCCATTTATTTTACCTATCGTAATATTTTTACGCAAAAAATTTATCTAATACTTCAATAAATATCTCTCTTTGAATACAAAGATAAGCAATTGCCATTTTTTCACTGCTTTTAAAAGAATCATTAAAAAGAGCTATGCTATTTTCTTTATTTCGAATTCTACTATTAATATCTTGGATTTTTTCATTTAACCAAGCCCTCTTTTCATTTTCCTCACTCTTTAAAAATTTTTTCATTTATAAAATTCCTCTTACTTTATTATATTTTAAAATACCATATACAGAATAAAATTTTAAATTTCATCTAAACCCCCTTATCTTCCAACCATAATAAGCGAGGCTTTCCTCATCTATTTTCTTCCACCATAACACTTGAGACTTCCTACTCTCCTCATCAGTTGCCTTAAAAATTTTATATAAAACAATTTCACCTACATCAAAAACTATAGCAAAATTTTTAACTTCGTCAATGTAAGCGCTATTTCCAGGCTTTAATCCTATCCCATAAACAATTACTAAATGGAGAAAGGTGCTTTTCTTCACTTCCCCATTTTCTCTTACATAATGTATCCGCACTCTATTTTTATTTTCCTCTGTATCTTCTTCTATTCGCTTGTCTATAATTAAATCAGCAATGTGTTCTACAAATATGTCTATCCCCAGATCAAACCCAGTCACCACTCCAGATTGAAAATCGCTTGGACAACAATTATATCCGACCCCACTTCTCCCCCTTCTCTCTTTTTTCTTATCCCTAATCCACCTTGATAATTTCTTTGAATCAATATCAATAAGCATGTTTTTCATATATCCTCCTAAAAACGTTAATGTAAATACTTCTTTAAAAATAAAAAAACAAACAAATATAACCCATTATTGAACCAAGCAAAACAAAACCAAATAAAACCAATAAAAACTCTTTTGTACTCATCTCATTAGTTACCTTTGGTTTTTGCATAGCACTATCTCTAATACTATTTTTAATATCATCAAAACGAATAAAAAAATAAGCTATGCTACAAAGAGTGAGTATTCCGATAGCTGCAGCTATAGGATGATCAGAATTAGCTATACCATAAATTATTGGATACATCATTTATTTTCAGCCTCTTTTTCTTTATAAAGATACGTTAGAATAGCAAGATCTCCCACATCCCCAACGCTTGAAATAATATCAATTCTATCTTTATGTTCACCTATTCTTGTGTCCTCACATATTTTAGATTTTGGAATCCAATGCTGTTTACCATCCCATTCTACCAGTATGGACTTTCCATTTCTGGACATTGCAATAAGCTTAACGTCTTTTATGATATGCTCATCGAAACTATCCCATTGTTTTTCAAATTTAGCCATATCTGCTCCTATGCAAAAGTTATACACCCGTTTTTTTCTGAATCGAAGGTTAATTTGTTTTGTTGATAACCGAGTTGGCCATCTTTGTACACCAAAAAACAATCCACTCATCAAACCCCTTACCGTGAATCATAGATCCTCTGTCTGTCTCTATGATTACAATAATTTGCTTGTCACGCTCGGAAAAGTAATCAACCAAATCACTCACCATTTTTTCTTGCTTGTCAGCTTCTTTCATTTTTTAATCCTCAAAATAAGCCTCAATTTCATAATACCCCTCAATTCTTAAATCGCCGTCAACAAGACAGGGCGTATCACCAACCCCAGCTGCGACCATAACAACAACACCATCTTCCCATCCATTTTCGGGGTCAGTCTCAACCAGTTCATATTCTATCCCCATGTCATCTAATAATTTTCGTGCCTGCATTGATCTATCGCCGATTGTGTTACCCTTTGTCTGTTTTATCGTATACAACTTATACATTTTTTTCCCTCCTCATTTCTATTAAAGCCTTGGCGGTGGCAATCCACGGGATGTAATCCCATTCCTCAAAATCGGGGTTATCCAAGGTGTTGCCATTTACCTGTCCATAACACCCGGCATTCTCCTTGTTTATTTGCAGACAATATTCTTCAGTCAACCCCCGAACTTCACCTAAAAGCCATTCAAGGGTGGGAATGCGAAGATATTCTCCAAGTAGTCTAACCCCCGAAATAGTTTCAAATCCGTATAACATCGTTCCGTCATTAAACTCTACTGTGCCTAAAGCCCCAGCAGCCCCCAATGCTCCAGTGAGTTTATTGTACAAAAGCATGCCAATGGGTGGATATTCTCCGTCCTCAATCTCAATCAAGTGTTGTATCTTCTCGGCCTCCTCAATTATCTCTTTTGTTATTTTCATTTATTTCCATCCCAATTTTTTTGTATTTTCTTTTATTGCCCGTTTAACATTACTATCAAATGCATCACAAGTTCCAAAGCCTTCTTCTATCCCCATACAACAGCCCTCACCTAAGTCAGGATGGACGCAAACTCCGTCAGACGTGTCAAGGTGATCACAATACCTACAGATTTCAGCGTATCCCTCATTTACAAAAAAATGAGTTTCTTTAAATTTATCTTCATGCATTACACATACCCACCTCTTTTGTCTTATAAAAGTTTTTTAGGTGTATTTCCGCCATTCTAAAAGCACAACTTCTGGCGATAAGCTTATCCCAATTACATTTTGTTTTATGAATATGAACGCTTTTTTTAAAGGAAAAGAAATTATAATAACCCAACCCAGCCTTATCTGTAACCTTAAAAGCACCTGAATATTTAGGCATATCTTCTTTGGGAATTTCAACATCAGACGGGAAAACATAGACAAAATAATTAGGGATTAGCTCTTCTGGCTTTACTGCCTTTTTCTCAAATGCGTGTTCATACATCCCATGTTTTACTGTTTTCTTTTTATCATTCTTGAAATCTCTTAAGGATGTTTTAATCTCAAACTCTGTGGCAATTCCAGCGTTGGTTACAAAAAGAATGTCAGCCTCTCCATATTTTAAATAAATATTAGGGACGATTAAACCACGGCCGCGTTTCCACATCATGATAAAACTTTGGATGTCCTTTTCTCTTAAATCTGGCATTACATCTTCGCTCTTTTAGCTTTGAGTTTTTTGAGATAGGCTTTTCTGAATATTACCCATTTGTTATCGTCATCGCTTATTAACGCCTCTCTAAAGGCAAGACCTCCGGCCTTAATGTCAAGGCAATAATTAGTGTTCCAATTCTCTTTAATATTTTTTATTCCCAATAAGGTGCTAAATCTACCTACACACCTTGTGCATATCTCCAAAGCAACAGAGTAGCTATCATCAATCTTGTGTCCCATTTCTAAACATGGGGGCCAAGCATTAAGGTTGCCATTAAACTTCTCCCTACAATCCGCCTTCTCAAACTTCTCAATAATAGCATCTATCACTTCTTTGTCAGCCATTGGTTGTCTCCAAATGTTTGATCATGGCATCTAATAGAGCCTCTTGCATTGTCGTGCCACTACCTGTTATTTCAATTAAAGTAGGAATCTCGTGAATCTTTATTTTTACTCCCCAATCAGCGTAAAACGCCTTATTATAATAAACCGAGAGAAGGCCGTGGCGATCACCTACCAAATAATCCTTTATCTCTCGCTCACCTTCGGGGGATAGAAGCCAATCCGAAAACTCCTTTTTCTTCTTCCAAAATTGGTTTCTTTTTGGAAGATAAATGTAGGGAAGGGGTTCTCTTATTTTTACATCCAACGCCTTAGCCACTGCCTTTAATTGCTTCTCTGTAGGTTTAACCATTGATTACCTCTTTTCGTAATTCTACAAAACTCATTATATCTCATCTCCCTCTTATAAGCAATCTTTATTTCCCATTTAATTGCCAGGCAAACCATGCTCTAAATTTAGTTATCCAACCCCACCTACCTAATACCCAAGGCTCAAATAAGAAATGATCACAGCCTGTATCATAATGCCCTAACTCAGAAAACCAAAACCACTTTACATCTTTATTAGTGCTCCCTCGATATAACTTACAAGTATAAGCAGGGTAAAAACAAATGCCAACATTGTCTATGCCACCACAGGTTAGGTACCCATGCCTCCGTCTCCAATAAAAACAATTTCCGCATCGTACTGGTGGTAAGCTACTCATTATATCTCATCTCCCTCTTCTAAATAATTTATAGCTGCTTTATATATAGCACTTGAAAGTGTTTTTGCCTCTGCTTGCGCCACTGGTAGCCAATTCCATTGCCCTCCACCTAATGCCTGCCATACATCTCTCATTTTTTTAACAAAAGTAGATGTTCTACTTGATCCATATAAGACATCAACTCCTACATGAATAAGCTCTTTTTCTGGTTTCCCTACCCACCCAGTTCTGATAATGGAAATAAAATCCACATTATCTCTCCAAAAAGCTTCTAATATATGCATGGATCCCTCTCTTGTATGTAGCCATTTTTTAACTCCATCAGCTTTAAATCCACCTATAGGGATATAATAATAATTACCCCAATAATCAATATTCAGCCATTTAGTCAACTTATCAATTTCTATTTTAGTAGCTTCCATTAGTTTACCTCTTCATTTATTTTTACCCATTCTAATAAATCATTAAACCATTTCAAAGGTTCAGCTATTAAAAGACTATTACCATCCTCTAATTTTTTATGCTCAAGAAGTGTAATGCACTCCTCTATTTTTTTAACTATTTCTTCTGCTGTTTTTTGGTAAATAGGGATACTTTGCGCTTCATATTTATAGCACGTAGTTCTTTCCGTACTTGACCAATAAGTTTTCCCTTGTATTCTACAAAACTTGGAATGTGCTTTTCCTTCAACGTTATAAGCATGTATACAAGTTTCACAAGAAGATTTTTTCATTTTAACCACATGTTACTATTTGTAATAATGTCAAAGCAATATAGACGTAAAGGCATCCAGCAATTACTCCCCCAAGAAAAACCCCCAGCTATACAATACGAACCCCAAAACAATTATCAATAACGTTAATCTTTTATTCATTCTTTTATCCTATTTACATTTTTAAAAGCATTAAATCAACTATTCCTTTAAGGTGGCCAAGCTCGTCTCCTAACATCTCCTTGACCATTTTTCTAACCCCATCGATAAATTCATCGGAGGCTTGATAGTTCATTTGTGCAATTGTATAAATACAAGCTCCAGCCAATGCCACAGCTTCTAAATCACCGTTTGCTTTCGACCCATTTAGTGCGGTTATTACGCTTTCGTAGTTTTTAAGAAATCCCTCAATGTTTGCTTTTTCCATTTTATTTATCCCCATAATTTTGACAATCAGTAACAACCCCACCATGCTCTACTGTATTTTCGCCAACTATAACTGAACTCCCCCCAGTAGAATCTGCATACCCTAAATTGACTACTAATTTTTGTATAATGATAGTTGACCCATTTCCATTCAGCGTAGTAATTTGTTGTAGCGCCTTGCTTATCCCCTGTTCTACTAAGTCCTTAACCACCATCTCTCGCCTTTCTCTTTTCTCAAGAAAATAGTCTATCATCTTTGTCAAATTTCCTTTTAAATGTTATTTATATTCTTTTCTTTTAAGGCACTCTTCATTTCACTCAAATCATCAAATATATGTTCATTATTCATTCTTTTATCCATTCTAAAAACTCTTCTAATTCAAGAATCCTGCCACGATATTCAGGGTGAACGCATGACAAGTTTAGAAAATCAATTTCAGTCATATTTTCGGGCTTAAAAGCCTCCTTGTAATACCATGCAATACTATTTTCCATAGCTGAAATTATTTCTTCTGTAGTTTTCATTTTTAATTCCTTTTATTTGCAATGCCATTTAATGCATTTTCGATACATAACAAAACCACATACACTTGGATGACTCCCTCCTACTCGTCTATCGCTAAAGATAAATATTGTGTGTACTTTCCAACCAGTTCTTACCACTTCATTTATACTTTCATCCATGTTTTTCCTTTCACCATTTCTATGATACGCCGGAGAATAATAATATACTTGTTGATATTCATACAATTTACATACGCACTCTTCAGCTTTTGCGACTGATGGTGATAAAACAAATAAAGCTAAGACCAAGACCCCCAAAATTATCGCTATCATAATTCCAAACAAAGCCCACGTCTTATACTTATCCCACCTTTTAGCCTCTCTACTCATTTCTTCAAATCTTTCCATGGATTTCTCAACAGACTTTTTCATTTTTAATTCCTTTTATTTAGTTTCCCAAGAACCATAAAGATAGCCTAAGTAGGAAAAATAATTATGTATAGTCTTGCAAATTCTTGTCCACATATCAGTATGATTTAAATAACGGTAAGTTCTAAGTTCTACTCCAAGATTATCTCTACAAATATGATAGTAATCATTTACAGTATCCATTTCTTCTTCTGTAAGGGGGATTTTTTTATAATACTTTCTTAATGGTTCATATTCATATTTATCCATAACTACATCCCTTCTAAATAATTAATTTTAATTTCTTTAATATCAGCCTTCATTTTATAATTACCCCCATTTTTTTTACTGTTTTATCTATCCACTCTTGGAGCACACTCATATCAAATTGTTGTTCGGCTAACTTATAAGGCCAACCCATTTTTTTTAATGGATAAAAACTACCAACGCATGATGACAAATAAACCTCATTGAGAGATGCCACAACCCAGTAATAATCATCTTCGTGCTGATCTGTCCAACCTAACAATTTTACAATCGTAGTCGGTGTTTGCCACAATAATTCTCCCCTATGCTTATCAACAAACTTTTGAATTGACTTTGCATTAGAGAATTCTATGCCCAACATTTTCCTGAAAAAAAAAGCTGCTTTTCTCTTTGGTCTTTCTATGAATTCCCAATAAGTTTGATATTTCATTTAATACCTCTAATTAAATCAATGGTGAGACCTAAAGTTGGGTTCGAACCAACAACTCCCTCATTTTTCGACACGGGCATTTTACCATATAAACTATTTAGGTCTCACTTTCTACTCTATTTTATTTGTCAAAATGTTTTCTCAATCCACGCAACAGCTCTTCATAGGTAACATTAAAATATCCATCGTCCATAGCCATTGACGACACTCTTACCATCACCTCATATAGTATCAGCTCTGGCAAAACCCATGCTATTTCTTGTGCCCACCATCCCCAACTAAAGTATTTTTTTACCTCAAATCGCCACCACCACGTTCTAATCTTATTCATTTTATTCACCTCAATAAAGTATATTACTCTATACTTTATTATATTTTAAAAATAGTTTTATGAAATAATTAATTATTATTTTTCAAACCAAACGGTAATAAAGGAGTACGTGCACCTTCTTCCAAAAATTTAATAAAGCAATCAAGTAAAGCTTTTGCAAAAGTTGTACCAACACCCGCGATATATTTTTCTATTATTGCATTTGCTTTATGCATATTGAAATTATATACCCATAACTCTTCATGAATTATAAAAGATGCACCAAAAGCATTAAATCCTTGTTTTAAAAACCAATCTCTCATAGCCGTTTCACCTTCATTAGTAAGAAGATAATCTTTAAACTTATCTTTTTGGACCCAAAATGATTGCCCTTTCAAAACATAGCAATTTCTAATGCCTTCAAATCCTAATGCTTTTGCTACAAGCTTTAATTTATCTGAATCATTTCTCAAAATCTCGCAACTGGAATCTTTTAATCTCTCAGCTATTAATTTAGCTTCTCTTATGCGCTTTCTAACTTCAATAGAGTGATAAGAAGGTGGTTCTATAATACTACTTTCTTCATCATAAATATTATAGAACCACCAAGGATCATCTTTAAAAGGAGGAGACATTGACTGCTCATGCTCAAAGCCAAGCTTTTTTGCTATCTTCTCTTCTTCCTCACTTAATATTATATACTCTTGTGGGCACCAGCTACCTAGCATAACCATAGCTATTTCTCCTTTTTATAAAGTTAAAAGTTTTCAATTAATCTTCTTATTCTTTTAATGTCGTTCTTCCTTATTCAGGAAGTAAATTAGTTGTATCATAATATGCTTTTTGAAGTAATTGTATAGCTAAAGGACTTACTTTAAAATTATCACAACGATAAAAACCAGTAGTAAAACGATGCTTTCCATATTTATAACAATTACCACATAATCCATATTTCGGTTTTGTAATTTTTAAAACCCAACTTATACAGCTTAAACAATTTCGTTCAACTGTTCGTCTTGGTTTTGCTCTATTTCCAGAATTACCTGGGGGGATCATTTTCTGTTCTTATTATCATCATTCTCTTCTTTCCTCATTTAATCTATAAAGGATTACACTTAATTTATAAAGGTAATTATACATCTCCTTAACAAGCTTCTTGTGTGTGTACACTGAGAGGCACTGAGAGGCACTGAGAGGGCACACACACCCCTTTAACCAGTACTCTAGCATACAAATATGTTTAAAAATTAAATTAAAAATATAACTACTCCCCCTCTTTATCCTTTTATATTTCACTATCTTCTTTTCTAAAAACATCCTCTTTAGAAATAGATGGTATTCCTTTATAGTGTAAGCCTATATTCGCCATACCAAGAAGATAATAAAGGGGTTGATCTTTTTTATTTAATGCTAATCGTTGTTTAACCCACCTTATTGCCATAGCTTGAGCATGACATTCCTTTACTAATTTAGATAGAGATTCATCTATAAAGTCCTTACTTTTTTCATCTATTACATCTTTTCTTTGTTCTGGCCATTTTCTATATATCTGATTCATATTATCTTTTATCATTCCTTCTCCTCTTTATTCTCTTTATCCTTCTTATATTGTATCATTGTAACTATTTTCTCTGTCAATGCTTCTTGATTTATTTGCTCCCCAGCAGCCCTTATGGATTCAAGATATGCTTTACTTGCGTCATAATCAAATATAGCATCACCCCTTACATCAGTAATTTCTGTGGGGTGTTCTCCAGTAAGCAGGCTGATTTGTTTATCTACCTCAGCTAATGCTTTAATCGCATCGCCCAAAGAGTTAAAGTTCAAATTAGTACTCCATTTATTTTCTTTAGCTACTAAATACTTTTCTATCTCTGGAAATTTAGCATTAAAAATATGAGACAAAACATAAGTTCTAATAGCATGCCAATCTGCTAATTTCTGTGTATCATTAACTACTAATTGAGTAAAATAAGTTTTATCAAGTTTCTTTCGTTTCTTTTTTAATTTTCTTTGTTCTGGTTCTATAATATGATCAAGTTCAACTTCATGATCTAAATTACCAAGAACTGCAAGTTCTATGGGGTCTACATCATCAAGAATAGTAGATGCTCCTGTTATTTGCTTAAATATTTTCTTTCTACCAACAGGAGTTAAAGTCACATAGTTTTCGATATCTTTTTGTGTTTTTTGAAGTAAATTATCAAGCCTTTTGTAATTATGCCAAGGACAGCTACATTGAAATTTGTCTCCTGACCAAAGAATAAGTGTAGTTACACTAGGGAAATCTTTGTTATTCTTCTTTGTTTTAGAAAATACCTTTTGATACTTTCTATATTCAAAGTAAGCTTTTTTATGAACATCTGATTCAAATATTTTCTTTCTCGCCATTTTTTATTTTAAAAACCTCCTAAAATCTAAAGTAATTAAACCTATTTCTTTATAATTAAAAACAAGGTTATAAACACTCTTTATTTACTTTACCACTATTACTCACTTTTTAACGTTCTCGCCTTCCACATCCTTTCAAAAGCCACTTGTCTCTCCTTTTTTAGTATATCTATCTCTATTAACAATAAATCGTAATGTTTTTCCATAACTTCTTTAAATTTAGGGTTGGTCTCGAAATATACTTTATTACAATCAGTACAAATAGTTGGTGCATAATCACCATAGTCATCACCATAGTCATCACCATAATCGTCGCATTCTCTATAGGTGTAATGATCATAACATATATCTATCTTACACATACTACATTTATGATCAGCTACTTCTCCACATATATCACATTTGTACGTTGCTTTAATTACTTTTTCTACTGTCTCTATTTTCATTTTGTTTCTCCTTATTTTCATTTACTCCAGTAGCTAATCTTTCCATAGCTAATCTTTCCATTCTTATCATTATATCAGCTATTTCTCCCACTAACAAATCGTCTTTTAATCTTTGTAAGTGCTCATTTGCTTTTTTAAGTGTTTTTCTTTTTTGAGATTTCCTTTTCTCAAAGTTGTCGCACGCATCCTTGAGATTGTCAAAAACCATTAACTCGTCATACAAAGCATCCCCTTCCTTATTGTTCTTTGTTACGTAGACACCATATTCTAACGACCCTGTGTCGTTCCTAACTGTTTTAAAAACGAGAGTCCAGTCGCCCCCATACTCTGCATATAGAGAGACAGGTTTTCTTTCTAAAAACTCAAAAATCGCCTTATCAGTTTCTGAAAAATCCATCATGTCATTTTGCGTAAGCTCATTTTTATCACTAATTTGCCCCTCCTTCAAGGTATTAGTCTTTCTTTTAATCTTTGTAGTTGCTCATTTGCTTTTTTAAATACTTTTATCCTTTTCTTTTTTGCTCGTTTCTCTGTAATTACACTAAAAATGTAACCACATACAATAATAAATAATATTATCCCAGCCACAAATTCCATGTTCATTTTACACCTCCTATTTTAATTTAATAACTTTCCACACTCTTACTTTAGACATATTATATTATATATAATAAAAATGTAAACAAAAAAATTATTAAAATTTTCTAATGTTATCGTCTTCTAAAAAACACCTTTAACTCTTCCCAATCAAGAACAGATGGTGCGTTCATTTTCTCTATTATATCCATCTGCTCTATATTGTATAATATTAACTTTATAAGAGCTCCATAAAGATCATGTAAAATCTTTCCATACCACATTATTGCGTTATCATACTTACCAGCCCAAACATATACATTTCCTATTTTTTACTACCTCAAGAAGTGTTAAATTGGGTGAGTCGGTATGAACCCATGCTAACTTATCTAACTCTATATGATCTTCTTTTGTCATTATTATCATTATATAATTGCCCTCCTACTAAGCACTACCCAATAGGGAAATATAAGATTTATTCTCTCTCCAGTCACACACTTACTAAATTCAAAAAGTACGGACTTTGCAACCCAATACCTATCTCCAAGAATATCTTCATACAATATAGCTCTTTTTGTAACACAAACTATTTTTACATTCTCTTCAGTATGTGGTTCATATCTCCAACTATTTTCTTCATGTGAATACTCATCGTCTACGTTATGATAATTATCTACCATTTCATGCAGGCAAAAACAAGCATTTGCCATATCAGCCATGTCACCCATAATACTAAACTCCTATGATTCTTTTGTCATTATTATCATTATTTTAGCTCCACTCAATATTTAATTCTGGAAATACCTTTTCTGTTAATGCGTTTCTTACACTACAACAAACCACAATTTCATATTTATCTGTGTAAATTTCAATCATGGCATACCCTACACCTGTCCAATCTAAATCATCTTGGTCTCTATGGCAACTATAACAACACTCAACATTACGTATACCAAATAATCTTTTTGCTTTTTCACAACTAATAAATCTTTTATCTTTGTCATCCATCAGATCCTCACCATTTATTTTCTTAGTACCCAGCTCCACAATGGGGGCAATTTATATAATTTTCTTTTATTCTACAACCGCATTTTAATCTCCTATTTCAAGAATTTTACTCATTATCTATTTACTTCTTTATTTTCCTCTTCCCATGCAGTACGTTTCTTAAAACTTTCTGACCATTTCATCATACAATAAGCAGCTACATCAACTAAAGAAGTTTCTAATTCTTCTTGTAAAACAGCAACGTCTTCTTCATTCAAGTCATAATTATAATACTTCAAAATAGCTTCATTAGTTATACAGGTGTGTAGATTTTTTTCTGCTTTTTCTAACGCTTCAGGATATTCTTGCCATCCTTGCTTATCCTCATACAGAAGCATATCAAACATTCTATTTAAAATAGCAAAACCAAATCTTTTAATCTCATCGGTAATTTCTTCTCTGTCTTTTTCTCTATCCATAATTAATTTCCTCTTCATTATTAAGATCAAGCATCCATGACAATTGCTGTTTAGGTATACTTAATTCTTTAAAGAAATGCTCAAAAAATCCTAAATGATATAAATCAAATAATTTCCAGCTATCCAATGGTAGTCTAAAAAACGTATTTAAAATTACCAGTCCGGGATCCTCTTCAGGCCAAAGAGTTCTATTTTCTTGTTTATCATTCCCAACCATAACTATTCCTTATATTTATACATTAAAAGTTAAAGACTTTTCGTAGTTCCTCACCCAATGCACAAGCATCTTCAGCTTCAATCACTATCTCTTTGTATTTCATTTTTGGCGTAGTTGTTTCGTGTATGCTTATATGTATATCACCATGATGATCTCTTGTTGCCTTAATAGCACACTTTTGAAGAGCACTATAATAAACTATTCCATCGTCACGTGCAAAAGCGCACTCAAGTATTCCTTGTGACGTCTCATTAGCTACAGAAAATGGTAGCCTTTTTCGATTGATATAGTTATGAATAATACGCATTTGACCTGTAATGTCACGCACTTTTTTTTGCAACTTCCTTATTTCACTTTTTTCAGACATTTTATTATTCCTCCATTGGGTTTATTGGAGTATAAGATAAGTCACTATTTTTGTACTTACAATCATTACTATGCCATTTATGGCTACCAAAAAAGGTAAAACTTAATTGACCACATTCTGGGCATTCTTCAAATCGTGTTTTGCTATACTCATCTACTTCCTTTTCCCTAAGAAAAAGGTATTCTATTCTTTCACTCATTTGCATAATTTTATTGTAAACTTCTTCATCTAATCCCATTGTCCTTCTCCTTTAATTTTTTAATAATAGTCTCAAAACTTTGGTTTTTAATATTTTCGGAATAGAAATTTCCCTTACTCGATTCATCGGTAACAAGCGCTGCTATCTCAAAGTTATTATAAACCTCAATTATTAGAGCTCGGTAGTTATCTGGATTCTTATAGTAAATAAATATACCTTCCTCTATTGAGGGAGCAATTCTGTCTGGAATAAGATCATATTTGTTATACAAGTTAAGACATATTTCCCCGGCAATCTTCTTGGCACATATATTAGGAGGGTTTACACCATCACTTAACCAACGCTCAGGCATATGAGTATCATTTTTCTTCATATGCATCGTCCTTACTATTCCAAGGCATAAAGCGCTCTATAAATTCTATATCTGGAAATTCGCCTATAAAACAAAAAGCCCTATCATCAATAGTTAGATGAGCAGGTGGCTTATGCATTGGATAAACAATCTCATTTTCATATTCATGTTCAAGACCATTCTCAACTAAGTATCTAGCCATTGCTACTTGCCCACAAAATAGAGGATAATTCATATTTCTTTTTCTACCTGCATCTACTGTAGGAACGTTTCTACTTGAAAAAATACAAACAGTAAACTTATCTGACTTTATAAGATTTCTCAAAAAATCAATTGCTCCAGGAACGGGTGGGTCTGGAATAACGTCATAATCAACCCAACGACTACTATAAGAATGTATAACGCCATCAAAATCAATTGCTACTATTTTTTTCATTGTTTCTCTCCTTTTTCAATTCTCTTAAAAACTATACTTTTTTTTCTTTGCTTTTCTGCTCTTTTTTATTCTCGGTAAGCTTAGGCTTACTATCAGTTGCTTTAATTATTTTTGTTTTTATTTTTTCTTGCGCTGCAATTTCAAGAGCTTTTCCTAAAGCATCAATGCAAGATGTATTTTGTTTTCCTTCTTGCCATATTGGGTTAGGACATTGTATACCTTTTAATATTTTACAAATCTTTAAAAGATCTACTTTACTTTCTAAAGCTACAGTAACGAGCTTTCCAAGAGCTTCACACATTGCTTTTGTGCAACTACCAGCTTTCCCTAAATTCATAAACACTTGAATCGGCTCACCATCTTGATAATTAACTGTAACATATGATTGCCCACAACCTGTTTTTATCTTTTTAGTTATTCCAAATAAAACACTTTCTTTTTTTGTCATATTTTTATTGTTCTTCCTTTTATCTATTTAATCCTTTGTATTTATAATTATTTCTGTATAGGGGCGCAATTAGAACAATAGGATAAATAAACTCTAATTTTTTGCGTCCCTTTGCTTATTTTTTTATTAATAGCGTCATGCATTCTTTTTCCCCCATTTAAGATGTCGCTATGTTGTTTTTCTTTAAGTGAATACATCAAATGATGTATAGCACAACAATCATTTCCACATATCATACATATTCCAAGGCTATCATTTTCTTCAATAATCTCTCTACAGATATCACATTTAATTATTGGTTTACTTATAAAAACTTCTTCTCTACTCATTTTCCCCTTCTTTTTTCTTCATAAGAGTTTTATATTCTTCTTTCATATTTTGAATAGCAGTTATATAACCTTCCCAATAAATTTTACTATTAGTATTACAAAGAATTTTTCTTGCTTTATATTCACAATCAGACATCACTTCATAAAAAGTTCTTCCCATCATTTTTTTTCCTCATGCTTCTACTTCTGTTATAACTATCTCATCAAGTCTTTTTAAAGCATTTTGATATGCATCAGCAGAAACGCTTCGCTTAAATTCTTGAAGAAGATAAGCGAATTGGTCTTGTACTAATTGTAATCTAGCCTTTACATGTTTACATTCTGGTTTACACCCTATTTCATCAATCATTTTTAATCTTCTCCTCAATATCAATTTCAATATAATCTTTTTCAGTCAATTAAATTTTACCTCCTTTACTAAAAGTTACTCTTTTTCCATATACTTCTACAAACTCCTCTTTCCATGTATACATGCAATCCAAACATTCATAAATTAATATTGTATTTGATTTCTGATATGAATGTAAATCATTCCCACCACAACATTTACAATGCCACCTATATACTATAAAAACCCCATCAAAGGACTTCTCATACCAAAACATTCCTACAGGAGAATGCTCTGGACATAAACAATGTGTACTTCTTTTTCCTTTAATAAATGAATGCTTTTTGCAAACATATCTATTACATATATAACAAGGTTGGGTATCTATATCACTTGAAAACGTTGCTCCTATTGCTTTACAGACATAACAAAAATATTTTTCCTTATTATCGCTCATTTGATAATTTTCTCTCAAATCGTGAACACCAATTAATACCCATAAAATTCAAGCTCTTTTTAACTTAAAACATTACTAAATTGGCCATCTCTTCGAACCACAAGCTTATCTGAAACAAAAGTATCTAATAACGCGTTATGATTAACAATAAAAATGCTGTCTAAGCCACTCTTCTCTGATAACTTATTTTTAAGTAAGGAAATAACAGCCTCACATCCAGCCAAATCAAGAAACGAAAATGTTTCATCTAAAACAAGGATATTACTTTTGTTTGTAGTTACTAAATCTCTCAAAGCAAATAAAACTGCTATGTTAAGCCTTGTCTTTTCACCTCCTGAAAGTGATTGATAATCATATTCTAAGGAATCAATAGTAATAGTAAAAGAAATCCTTTCCCGCTCTTCTCCAGATTTAAGAATTGATTTATTAGAAAACATAACTTGAATATTATTATAACCAATTTCAGAAAGGTAATGATTAATTTGCTCATTAAAGCTATCAATCACATTATCTAAAATAAAGCTCCTAATTCCTTTTTTACTAAAAGACTTTTCCCAAAAAGAAAGCAACTTCTTTTCTGCTATATACCCGATTTCTATTTTTTCTTCTTCTTCAATGTTGTCTGCTAATTTAATAACACTAACTTTAACTTTCTCCACATCTTTTACTAAATTATCTATAGTCGTATCTTTCTCATCAATTCTTTCTTCTATCTCAGCTAATTTAGAAACTAAATTTTCTATTTCTCTGCCCTTTAACTTAACATTATTTTTTAATTTTTCTTGTTCTCTAAAAGACTCTTTTGATTGTCTTTCCAAATCTTCTATCTCTTTATTTAAAGTGTTAAGGCTATCTTTAAATTCAGATTGTTTTATATCGTTCTCATTTAAACTTTCATTTAAAGGTATTAGTATGTCTTTAAATGAATTTATTAAATCATCTTTATTAGAACCTTCAAATTTAGATCCACAAGTTGGACATTCTCCATTTTCTATAGTTTCTATTTTTTTTGTATGGAATCTGCATTCACCATCGAGCCTAATCTTTTCTTTTTCAACAGTAAGAAACCGAACTCGCACTTTACCAATTTCAATTTTCTTACCTTCAATTATATCATCTATATTTTCATCGTAGTCTAAATTAGAGAGAGTAAATTCAAATTTCTCAAGTTCAGAATATAAGGGCTTTAAACCCTCCTTTATTTTATCTTTTTCTCCTTTCAACTCCCATCTTTTTTTATCCTGAATTTCTTCATATTCTTTTTTATTTCTTTCTAAAACTTCAAGATTGTCTACTAAAGCCCCCAATTTAATATTAAACTCTTTGATCATATGTTCTGATTCATTTAGAAGAATGTTGATATTATCTATATCTAAAACTACATTTTCATGTGCATTTTTAAACTTTGTAAGATTTAAAATTTTATCAAGCACAGTTTTTTGGTTTACATCTGTAGAATCAATAAAGAAGCTGGCATTTTCTTGAGAAACGTAAGAAAGAATTTGAAAGATGTCTTGTGATAAATTTAACCTCTCCAAAAGAACTTTTTCGGTTTCTCTAACCGTTTTCTTTTGAAACTCTTTTCCATTTTTACGTAGAATAAGGGTATTCCCAAACTTAGAATGCTTTCTGTAGCGTTCAACAATTAAACCATCATCAAATTCAACAGAAACAAAACAATCTTTATCGATTTGCTTATTAACTACGTTATCACCTGAAACCCCTTTTGTTGTGGACCCAAACAAACAAAAAATAATAGCTTCAGTAATAGAAGTTTTTCCTACCCCATTAGAAGTAAAAGACCTATCTTCAGATTCGCCAACAATCTGAGTAAGTCCTTTATTTTTTAAATCTACTTCAAAATTTTGGAAACACATAAAATTTTGAGCTATTACTTTAGAAAACATTTTTTAACCTATCTATCCAAGATATAATTTTAGTATTTACCTTCTTCTCATCTATTGTTTTTAAATCACAAAAAGTTGAATCAGTAGTAGCTGCTGGAGAACAACTTATCGTAGTATCATAAGCCTTCATTTCATGATAATCACAAGACCCATTCTTATCAACCCGCGCCCCTACAGAAGGTGGTTCACCAATAGCACTTGTATCAATCTTTACACAATACCAACAGTCGGTTGGGGGAATTTGCTGTGCTGCTCCTAAAGAAGCCAATGGATAAGAAAAATCATGATAGTAGTTACAATATACACAATGATAACAAATTTTTTCATTATTACTATACCCAAAATCTTTTAATTCCATTTTTATCCCCCAAATTTTTATTGCTTTTCAAAAATATTTTTATCACATCTTTCAAATTTATCACAAACAGTCCAAATCTTTGGATAATCCAATCCACCAATATAACCCCTTATTTTATTAGAACAATTAACTTCCCATTCATATTCCATTTCGGCACTTTTGCAAACAAAACAACAATCAGGAAATTTATCAACTACAACTAATCTAAAATTATTCATTTCTGGCATTTTAACCCCCATTATATATAGCCACTGCTCTTTTATCCCCACAAATAAGAGCAGCCAAATATTGTTTAAAACAAGAATCTTCTTCAAGCTCACTTGCAATTAATATCTTACTATATTGTATTTCATTACAAAAATCAGTATAGCGAGATGTTATTAAATTCCAAGAAACAGGCTTAACTTTACACCATACACAAAAAGGTATCTTTTCATCCCACACGCAAAAGGAAGGCTCATTCATCATTTTAACTCACCATATAATTATTTATTTTAAGTACTCCAATCCTTTTTCTAAAAGTTCTTTTTTATGCTTTAAAACCCATTCATCATTCTTACACACAAAAGATAAATAGTTAGTAAGTGCTTTTTTATTATCAGAAAGATCATCTATTTTAATACGAACGGCAGTAATACTTTTCTCTGGTTTTAATTCAACGATTACATTTCTATCCTTATAAGTTGTTTGGCTTAATCTTCCCCATAAAGCTTTAGAGGCTTTGACTTTAATAAAATCTTTTTCTACATCTTCATAAATAACACTTTTATCATTCCTAATAGCCTTTCTATCATCACCTTCAAGATAGTCAATAACAAAAAAGTTGGGGTGTTGTGTTGGCACATACTCAATAGACAAATCATCATACAAAACAGAGAAATACTTTTTTATTCCTTCATCACCAAAATCTTTTTGTGCAATAGACCCAGGAAAAATAACCCCATCACAAATTTGTTTTTTATGAATGTGCCCAGAAATAATAACACTAAATTTTTTAAAAAGCTTTTTAGCATCAATAGCGTCTTTCTGCTTTACTAATTCATATGAACCAATCTGAACCCCATCTACAGATTGATGGCAAAAAAGAATATCACCATCATTATCAATATTAGAAAGGCTTTCTCCATTTGAAGTATAGGGAGCAAAAGTTATCTTAAAATTACAAATCTTTGTTATATAATTTCTTCCATCAATAATATGTATAATATTCTTTAGAGAATGTAATGCGCTATGCTCATGATAAGAAAAATAATCATGATTTCCAGCAATAACTTTAATAGCTAAATCGAGTTGTCTCCCATAAGAAAATAAATCTACAATATCATTAAATAATGCTGTTTTAATAACTTCAGCAGAATTAAAGACATCCCCCAAAATAAATACATTTTTGATATTATTTTCTACAGCATAATCAAAAATTCTAGTTACTTCATCAATAAGTAATTTAGCCCTTGAATTTTTCCCACCATCAAGTTGCTTATTAAACTTTGAATAAATATCAAAATGTGGATCACAAATTATAACTGCAAACGGTTTTTTCATTTAAACTTCCTCTTTAGATTCGGCTATAACTCTCCAGCGCCTATCACTTTTCGTATCTATTAAAAGTAAAAGAGTGGCCCCAAATAATGTTGACTTACATACCTCTTCTTGAATAAAATGTTGAAAAGCTTCTTTTGGAAAAGTAATTGTTTTATTCGACTCCCTCCCAAACTTTGTTGCTAAATTGAATTTGTAATTATAATGATTTTTCATTTAATTTCCCCTTACTTTATTATATTTTAAAAATAGGTTTCTACAAATATTTTGCTAAAACATTTATTATTCTTTTAGTGGCATACCCATCCCAACAAAATTGTTCTCTGTTCTCTCTAAAAATAACATTATTGTTTAATATGTCTTCAACAATAGCAAGGATATCTTTACTATCTTGCATTAAAAAATTAATCCTATTAGGATACAAAGTACATTTATGTGGCGTGTGTTTATTATATGTTATACATGGCTTATGTAAGATATGAGCCTCACACTGTATACCACCACTATCTGTAAAAATAAAAGCAGCATTATTTAATGTGTTAAGAAAATCAGTATAGTTTAACGGATTAATTGTCGTTATATTTGATGAAAGATATGTATGATTTTTCATAATCATTTTTTCTGTTCTTGGATGCACAGATAATAATACTGGAATTTTATCAGCTATAGAATTCAAAATAGAGACTATAGTTTTAAAATTATTATCGACATTTTCTGGTCTATGAAATGTACATAAACAATACTTTTGGTTTTTAGTATTAACAAATAATCTTTCACGTTTTAATCTAATAGCATCGGCTAAAACATTTCCAACAAGAACCCCATTATACAGCCCTTCTTTACGTAAGTTTAGCATTCCAGACTCTTCAGTTACAAAATTATATTCGCTCATATGATCGATTAGCTTTCTATTTATCTCCTCTGCTATATCATATCTGCCAACTCTTAAACCACCTTCTATATGAGCAATAGGAAAACCTTTTTTCTGGGCAAATAAAGCTCCTGCAAGAGAGGAGTTCATATCCCCAAAAACCACAAATAAATCAGTGCCATGTGCAAGAATGGGTGTATTATAAAATAGTTTGTCTAACTCAAGAAGGATAGATCCTGTTTGAGAAGCGTGCCCTTTCCCTGCCCTATCAAGCCTATAATCTGGTTGGAAACCAAACTCATCAAAAAAAACTTGGCTCATAGATTTAGAATAATGTTGTTCTGTAAAAATAACTTTATAATGTTTATAATTAATTTTTTTAAAATGCTCTATAAATGGATAGAGCTTAACAATATTAGGCCTGCCACCAATACAAAAAACTATCATACTATATTCCCTATAAACTTTTCTATATTAAAATTAGGAACTATTGCCCATGTGTTTTCATATGTAAGCAAATCTTCAAGTAATCTTCTTATCTGAATCTTACCACAGCCAATACTTTTTAAATACTTTACATAATTCCCTAATCTATCATTTTGTTGTTTCTCTATTTTCTCAATCATAGCATTATTATACTTCCACATTTTTTCAAATTCACTAAATGTTAGGGGTGTACTCATCTCCATTCCCCTGTAAAATGTTTTTTGAGTTTGCAAATATAATTACATATGTCCATGTTTGCACACTTTAACAAAGTTGGCTCATGCCACAAATGAATACCAAAAGTGTTTTCAGGATAAAAGCATTTAATCCCATAATTAGCAATATTGTAATGTAACATCACATCACAAAACGGCTTTTTAATATTATCAAACATCTCCATATCTTCCTTTCTAATAGCTCCAAGAAAGAAGTAATCCTGATAAGCTGTCTTTCCAGATCTTATTTGTGGCGGAGTTATTTTCCAATCTTCATTTACTAATGATAGCCAATTATAAAATTCTTTCATATCATTACAAGTTTCTGTTAATTGTTTAGATGCATTAGCTACAGTAGCAAAAGCTGCTTGATTAGGAAGGCAATTATCATAAAGTGTTTGCAAAACCTTTTCATTACTACAAACAACGTCTGCGCTCATCATAATTATTATTTCTGTTTCTTTAGGAACAAAATCAAAACAAAACCCCATTACCATATCAAATGAATGGTGTTGGTCAAGACGTTTATATTTAGCATTAGGAAAATATGTTTTAATTATTGCCCAAGGCATTTCTGGGCAACAATCATCAATTACACAAAGCTGATACTCAAAATCAACTTTTTGAAGGCTTAAAGAATAAAGAACTGCTGGCAAAGCATAGTTCTTCTTATACACAGGCATAAAAATTGAAACTTTCATTCGCATTCCTCTAAATCAGATAAAATTACATCATAAGCTTTATTTACATCCATAGCTATTCTTCTTGCTACAATAAAAATTCTCTTAAACATCGCCCAATTATTTGGCATTTCACCTTGGAAATCTCTAACATTTAATTGCTCAATAATAGTAGCATTCCAATCATAAATCTCTATTGTGTAATAAATTGATTCTGAAGAATGTTGGGATGGGATATGCCTGTTAATTTGAATAGTATAATCTGCTATGCTAAACGAAAAAGAATTTTCCTTTTCTATAGACTCTTTCCAATCTAATTCTGCACACTTCAAATGCAGTTGTTTAATCAACGCCGAGCTTTTTAAAGCTACGCTTGGATTCATATTAAAAACTACCATCCTTACTTCTCCAAAACTATGTTATCAAAAATTATAGGAATTCTTCTTTTAAATTCTTCGCAAAGTGGAATCATAATTTCTCTCATCTGTGGGTGTGCGGCTTTATCTGTCCGCACTTTAAATATGTGTAACCACTCTCTTAAATTAGCTGACATAATTACTTCTGTTTTAAGTGAGTTAGGTAATACGCTCCTTGCTTGTTCAGGTGCCCAACCTAAACCTATTAAATCGGAATATGCATCTTCTGATTTGTCCATAGCTTCTGCCCATATCCAAAATTCTGGAGTTAATTTATTGCACCAAATTGGTATTATTGCTTGAAATTTTTCACATCCCCATTGTGCTATATTATAATCAAAATTTATTCTTTCAAATGCTCTGCTTGTTTTTACAGGGTGCCCATAAGGAAAAACAAAATTTGAGTACATTTTTTTACATACCTCTTCTCCAACTTTTGGAGAAGAGATTATTATTCTATATAAAATTTTAGAACCATGTACTTTACGTACAGTTGGTTCATACATAAATTTTTCTTTTAAATATAAAGATATATGCTCTAACAAAAATTTGTTTCCAGTCCAATTAATATTACAAGAATCTGTTTTCCCTTTATTATTCTGTTTAAAAAACCTTAAACTGCCATCTCCATCAAGTAAACCTCTTAAAAAATCCCACTTAAGATCACTGGAAACACTTTTCCATAATGCGGTTGCATTAAAATCTGTCATACTATATGTCTTGTTTGGTACAATTCCAACTTTTAACAAATTGCTATATAATTTTTTGTTTGAGAAAGAATATGATTTACAATTTCCATCATTACATGACGATAAATTAGGTTTTATAAAATCTCTTAACATTCTTTCTATAAACCAACCATCCTTTTGTGTTATTGTTATCTGACATGAATCTTTACGTAAATTTCCGTCTGCTTGAATAAACCCCAATAAGTACGCTTTTTCTGGAGTGTCTATTATATCAAAGAAATTTTCAGAAATGACGCCAGTGTTTCCTAGATTTCTTCTTTTTATACTATTTTTATTAAGAATCTTGTATATATCCCATTCAGTATATTTTTCATCAGAAATTTCTGATACCCTCTTCATTGAGTTTCCTAATTCATATAATTCACATACTTCATCTTCTGTCATTTTATTATTTTTATAGACTCTATCAGAATATCCTACATAGCGGGTGCTTTCCTGGGATAGAGATGCTAAACGATGCCTAACCAGTTCATGGGATACACCTCTATCAATTATAAACCTAACTGTAACCAAAGAATGCTCTATAACTGATAAATGCCCCCGTTTCATAATGTTTTTAATAAAAGGAATATATGATGTATCTGTTACTTTTTCTTCTGTCTTATAGCAAACTCTGCCATACTTTTCAATGGTTCGCAAAACATCTACACCATCAAAATCAGTTTGAATTTCAAAATATGGTCTAATTAGTTTCATTTTTTCCTCATCTAAATATTGCTTAATAAATTCTTCATACTTTATTATATTTTAAAATGCCATCTATAGAATAAAATTTTCATTTTCTGTTTCATTTTTAATCTCCCTTATTAATTATATCAAATTTAATAACATCATCAATTCTTTTAAGCAAACCTTCTCTAAATGGCTCAAAAACACTAGTAACAAAAAATCGTTTTTTACGAACAGTTCCACAAGACATCCCATTAAAAACTAATGCATTACATGCCCCTCTGTTACAAGGCTCATTATAGGAATAGTGAATAGGTCCAAGAAGATGTAAAATTTCGTTCATACACATGTTACATTTACACCTATGAATTAATGGGTTTAACCCAAGCCAATCATACTCATCTCTAAAATATTTGCATACAGAACACCTACTTCCAAAAACCTCTGCTCGTGTTGGTAACAACCAGCGATCTTTTAATTCCAGCAATATTTTTATTTTCTCTCCAGGAGAAGGGCTGTCCATTCTTGTACTTTCATGCTCTGCTTTTGTTTGTAGTATATTATTACCCTCAGTATCTGTAGTCCAAACTTTTCCTGGTTCAAATAAATGGGCACAGTTATCAAAATAACTTATTTCGTCTTCTTCTTTTACTTTATTAATAAATTCCTGCTTTTGCTTTTCAAAATTATTCATTTTAATTTCCTTATACAATGGTATTTACATGTTTCGATATCAGGACAAACATATGTTTTTTTAATATGTCTTTGATGAATAGCTTTAACCTCAGAAAGCAATACTCCAGTCAGCTTTTGCTCTTGCATTTTATACTTTAATACGGCATCGCAACTATTTTCTAAAAAACCAATACTTAATAAATCTTCTTTTCTAATTGCCCCACAAAATAAAAGCCAACTATCCCATTTTTTACCTGTATAAAGTGTTCTTTGATTTCCATATATTCTTTCACCAATAGGCAAATCTATTGTTTTAATATAATTTTCCCAATTGTCTAAAATCAATTCTGTACTTATAGCAAAGTCATTATAAAAATCACAAAAAATTGGTATATCTACAACTTCAGCAAGAGTAAATGTTTTATCACCTACTCCATCAACTAATTTTTGCAAATCATTATCTCTTGTAAGGATAATATCTGCACCAATTAAAACTATAACATCGGAATCTTTAGAAACTAAATCTAATCCTAAACCTTGAGTTTTATTAAATGCAGAATGTTTAGCCAACCTTTTATATTTTATATCACCAAAAGGAACAACTTCTTTAATAATAGATAAAGGGCTTACATCAGAATGGTCATCAATAATACAAAGCTCAAAAGCAAAATCAGTTTTTTGTCTTTTTATGCCATATAAATAATTTCTAAGCTGCTCTTCTTTATTCCATGTTGCTGTTAGAATAGAGACTTTTTTATTCATTAAAATGCCTTTTTAATTTGCAATCTATTGGGCAAGTGCCTAATTGTAAACATGGAATCCAAGTAGCTTCATGTGGCTGATGTAGCGCCAGTGGGCTAGAAATAAATAAAGGGGTAATTCCTTGCTCAACTAAAGCAAAATGAAATATAACATCGCACATAGGTTTTCCTGTAATAACCTTTTCAAGATCTGTTCGCATAATAGCCATTAAAAAAGGATACATTGGCCTTTCTTCATTTGCCCTGATTACAAGTGTATTTTCTTTTTTTAGCCAATCCTTGCTGCAATCAGTGACATAAGAACGAAAGCTATTTTCATTAGGATCTTTTAAAGTTCTCTCTACATTATACGTGGTAACTACTACTGGCCTTCCATAATCAACATAATCAACCATGCTATCAAATAAATTATTTGAAGACCATACTACATCAGCCGACTGTATAATAACAACTTCGCTATCTGTAGAAATAAGATTAAAAATACTATTCCAATAAACTATATCGAATCCTTGTCTTGTATTATATCTAAAATATTTGGCTTCTGGTGCATATTCCTTTACTATAGGCATAGGATCGATATCAGAGCAATCATCAACAATACAAAGCTCATGGCAAGTTGATGTTTTTTGCCTTGTTATAGAATAAAGAGTATTGGCTAACACATCTTGTTTATTATAAATACCAAAAAATATTGATGCCTTTTTTATAGGAGATTTCCTTTTTTCAATATCATTAGCAGCTTCAATTTTATAAGGTAAAAATTCGCCGTCATGGTAATACGATAAATACTTCATTACTCCTCCCAATTTTCTTGTTTTTTTACACAATCATAAGGACAGGTTTTTACTTTAGAACAGTAATGGAAACTTTTATTATGTTGTTGATGAATTGCTCTCAATCCTGTATAAGTAGCATCCCAGCCTTCTGTGGCTCTAACTTTCCTTGTTTTTTGATCGAGTATAGCATCACACCAATGATGCTGAATCCCAGTAGAAAGAATATCTTTTTTAAGCATTGCTCCAAGATAATAAATCCAGCTATCTCTTGCTGGGCCAGATTTTAAATTCCAAACATTAGGAAAAACTTTTCCTTGTATTCTAATAGTCCAGTTATGATTAATATAATCTTCCCAATGCGATAGTATATCCCCAATATTTATATCATATTCTTGCCAAAAATCAGGAAATATTGGTGTGTTAATAACATTAGCAAACGCCACGTGTTTATCATCAACGTGTTTACAAAGGGTGTCTATTGTATCAGTATCTGTCCATATTACATCTGAACAAGTTAAAATAATTACATTTGATTCTGGATCAGATAAAGCCAAAGCAGATGGCACAGCTTGATAAACATCGAGTTGTTTTTTTGATCTTCCAAACTTATATTCAAAATTTGTTAAAAATTTCTTTATGGTAGGTTCTGCACTCTCTTTTGAATTATCATCAAAAATACAAAACTCTACTGGAAGATCTGTTTTTTGCAAATTCATAGAATATAAGGCATTTTCAAGCGCCCAAAATCTATCTCTAACAGCGAAAACAACACTAACTTTTTTAATTTTACTAATATCCAACGTAACTTCTCCTATTTTCTTATTTTAAAAACAGCCCCTATTCCAGCTAACTTCTCATTATAATAGGGCTTTCCATTTACTATTTCTATTTCTTGCAAAAACTCTTTATGATCATTCCTAAGTTTATCGCTATTAATAGCATTATCTTTAAAGTCTTGCAACTTAAAAATTGTATCCACATCAGATAAATAACCACCTTTAAATTCTACATCTTTAAATCCTGCGTTTTTGCAAAGATCAATAAACTCCTGTGGATAATAAGCGCGAGAAACAGGACAAAAAATACCATCAGTAACTCTTGCGAATGCTTTTTCATCACTATAACCGTCAAATATGTTATCTAATCCTTGCCCAAGAGGGCCTTTTTTATTAAGAATCATTACTTCATATGCCACATAAAGATGAAAGTATAGGCTATTTTTATTATGGACTTCTATTAAAGCTTCTCCACCATTTTTTAAAACCCTATAAAATTCTTTAAGAAAAACTATTTCTGGTAATGTAGTATGATGAATTGTTCCACCACTATGCACGAAATCAACCGTTTCGTCTTCTATAAAATGAAAAGTATCCATAGTATTTAATGTTGAACCAATAAAAACATTATTAGGATTAATATCACATAAAGATAGATTATTTCTAGCTAATTCAAGGGACTTTGTAGAAACATCTAATCCAATAACCATTTTAGCTTCGCCCGTGGTTAATCGAGATACGATATCATATCCTTGCCCACACCCAAAATCTAAAACAAGTTCCCCTTTATGGCATCTACCAAGTTCCATAAAATCATTATAATAAGGATACATAGAACTTCTTATTTCTATAAATTTATTTAGTTCTTCTTTGGTATTAAAAAAATTATTAGTAACAAGATGAAAATTCCAAAATTCATCTACTATATCAGGAATAGCTCCTTTTGGAGTTAAATTATTAATAGTTATCATTTTTTTTAAACCTTCCAAAGTTTATAAGAACCACCAATACCACAAACCTTTCCTCTATACACAGGGGAATCTTCCTCATCAAAAGTTATTTCTCTCAAAAACTCCTTATGGCATGTCTCTAAAGTAGGAGAGTTTAGAGCTTCAATAAAATGCTGTTGATAAAAATATTTAGTATCAAAAGTAGACAAATGCCCACCTTTAAAGTCAATATATTCAAACCCAGCATCTTTACATAATAATGTAAACTCATCTAAAGAATAACAACGAGAAATAGGACAAGAAACACCATCAGTTGATTTCGAAAAAACATTATCTGTTGTAAAGTCATCATAAATAAAATCTAATCCAGGATAGCCATCTTTGTTCTTAGTTTTTATTAAATAAGCTACATATAAATGATAAAATAAACTATTTTTATTATATACCATAATTGTAGCGAATTTATTTCTCTTTAAGACCCTATTAAATTCTTTTAAAACAAAAATTGGATCATCTACATGATGGATAACACCACCACAATGAATTCTATCTATACTATTATCTTCTAAAGGAAGATTATTACTTGCATTCCCTATTTTAATTAATTCTATTTTATTTGTGTCAATATTACAAAGACTTAAATATTCCTGCAACTGTTTAAGAGCTTTTGAAGATACATCCATTGCAATCACTTTTTTAGCCTTCCCTGCTAATAAAAAACCAAGAGTGTCAAATCCTGGACCACAACCATAATCTAAAACAGTGTCTTTAGTGTGGCTTCCATACAAATCTAAAAATTCCATGCAATAGGGATAATATGAAAGTCTCCATACCATATAATCTAAAAGCAATTCTTTTGAACTCAAAACTTTTTTTTCTGATAATACTGTATAATCATCCCAAAATAAATCGACAGTTGTTCTACTTTTAGGTGCCTCATCTTTAATAGAATAATTAATCGCGCTTAGCGTTACTGTATCAGAACTTTTAATAAAAGAAAGCTCCTCAAAAGCTATTTCTATAATACCCAAGATTTTTTTATTACTTTCAACCCACTTTTTACCCATTCTCTTTTCGAGTTTATTAAAAAATGAATTAACACCCACCGTATTATAAAAAAGAGATGTGTCAATTTTTTGTGTTCTTTGTTTTTTATCTATGCTTTTACTTTTAATTTTTTTTTTACTTTCTACTTCTAATTTAATACCACGCTTAAAAAGCTCGTTGCAAAAAGAAGCCAAAGTGCAAGAACTCCACCAAATATTCTGCTCTTCTGAAAGACCAAAAAATCTATTTTCATATTTATCGCCCCTAAAAACATCTCCAAACTTTTCATAGAAAAAAGAATTTTTATAATCTTTAACTAATTTTTTAAATATCATTTCTGGACAACACCACGAATCTTTTAATTTTTCTGGAGGAAATACTGGAACTGAATCTAAAACATCTCCGAATCTACTTTTATTAATAAGAAGCTGCTTAAAAACATTCTGATCTGTAGGAGGATTAATCAAATCTATTGATGAAAAATGCTCAATTCTTTTTGGATCTAAAAACGGCGTTATAATATGCTTAACGTTAAAATAAGAAACAAATCTAGCATACCTACTATAATAAAAAGTATCACATAAGTCTTTAAATGTTTTATTTTGTAAAACAAAAAAATTAAATACCTCATTACCAAAAGACCCAAACCAAAACCTACAGTCATCTACATTAGTATTAAACCAATTACCTTTATAAAGCCTATCAAAAAATACTGCATCTGGACTAGCTGGAAAATCTGAAGGTCCATTTAAAAATTCATGCATTCTATTAAACTTGAACACTTCTCTATTTCTCCAGCCCAAACATTCTTTATCATAGTTTACTATGGAATGAGCTGCATACTCCCATCCTTCATTAACCATAATATGATTAAAAAGACTGCCTTCTGGATCATGGCATAAAAACACCATTTTCCCAAGCCATTCTTTTCCATGCTCTTCATACAATTCTCTAATAATAAGAGAAAGAATTCTTGAATCGTAGCCTGAAGAATGAAAAATAATATTAAATTTAGAACTATCCCATTTAGTAAACACATAATCTTTAAGCAATGTGTATTGTATATCAATGCTATACTCTAAAGATACTTTTTCTTTATCTTTGACAGAAAAAGAGAGTAGCTTTTTATATATTTTAGAAAAACATTCTTCATAAGGAACATTTTCAATTTCTAAAAACGGGGTTTCAAAATCATCAGAATGCTTAGATACAAAATTAGGATCTAATGTCAATTTTTTGCTACTTAAACAAACATCCATAAAATTATTAGATACTTTCCCTGTATCAATATTTCTAAAGCGCCTAAACATATTAAAATCACTATTCATTTTATCCTCTATTTTATTCCTTAAACAAAACCTCATAAATAACAATGTCATTAATAGTTTCAACTTCTTTCATACCATACTTTTCAAGCACTTTTTGAAGCTTTACATTTTTAACATTCCAACAACCCCAAATACCTTTAGCTTTTGAAATAGTTTTGGCTACATAAAAAGCATCATCAAAAACAGTATATAAAATATTCTTTCCTTCTTTTGTTCCTTGGTAAATAGGATCAAGAGCTAAATGACCTAAATGGCTTTCTGGATAATAAACACTTTTAATTTTTCTTATATGAGGACTAATAAATAAATTTTTTACAATATTTCTAATGCTATAACCTTTAACTAAAAGAGACCAGGCAATTTTCCATTTATATTTTTTTCTAAACCTATTTTGAAACTTTACATAATCATAAAAAATCAAAGCAAAACAAACAAGCTTATTACAATAAATACGATAAGAAATAAAACCATTTCTAAAATACAAAATTTCTTTATAATAATCTTCTAAGTACGTTTTACCAAGAATAACAGACATTTCAGCATCGTCATAACTATTTAAGTGTAAAGCAATAATCTTATCTACAATAACTTTATCGTAATTTTTTAAAATCATTAAATACCCCCATAAAAGTTTTGTAATAAAGAAGATGTCCTTTTTCATTTAGATGCACACCATCTTCAAGTAAATAATCTTTTGGTGGATTTAGCTTTGAATGGATAAATTTCCGCCATTCATCTTCATGGTCTACAAGAATAACATTAACTGGAGAAATAATAGGATAAAACCCATCTTTAGTATCTCTATCATCTACAGGTTTATTAGCAATTCCTCTTATTATACTATTATAATGATTTAAAAAAAACATGTTAGTTTTATAGACTATATGATTAGTAGCTAAAAACACAACTTTTATATGAAACTTAAATGCCCTAATTAAAAGTTCTCTAATATTGGCTTCAAAAGCAAGCAAATTAACTCGTGGCAATCCCCTATCAGTTTCCCATTTATTACAATCATTCAAGCCATATTGAACATACAAATAATCAATATCTTTATTTTGAATATCATAAGGCATTCTTTCAAGAGCTTGCCTTGTTGTCTCACCATTTCTTGCAGATACCTCTATTGAAAATTTATCTTCTAAATCTTTAGCTACGCGATATATCCATTTATTAGATAAAGATACATGTTGGCCATCCACAACAGAATCACCAAAGAACATAATCTTTTTCATTAATAACTACCCACCAATATACCTTAGCGCGAGCTTAGCTATTGCTATACATACAATAATGCAAAAAGCTATCCATGCTATAGAAAGAACAATAATAACATAAGCGAATAATTCTGATATACTCATATTACGTAATCCACTAAACCACTTTTTTATTTTACTTATTTTCTTCATTTTTAAATCCTTTTAAATGTGTATATGTAGTTTTAATTTTATTTTTTTTGTACCATTTAACAGCCGAATCTATACCATCGTGAAGAGTCGTAAATTTATCTGGTTGCCCAAATTCTTCTAACGTAAGGTTATTATCAAGGAGAAGACGAGGAATATCATCTTCACCACATTCTTTAAAAATAGGGCTTTTACCATAGATGCCTAAACTCATACTCATTGTGTTATATAAATCAATTATTTTATATGTTCTACCAGAAGATATATGATAATATCCATATCCAATTCCTCTATTAATTGCTTTTAACAAGTAAAACAATAAATCATTTATAAATACAAAATCTCGTTCTACGCCTGTCACTACAGTGCAATCTTTACATTCAGTAAGGAACTTATAAAAAGTGGGGATTGGCCCACTAAGATTTCTTTCCCCATAACAATTTGCTAATCTAAAAGAAACAAAATCAATACCACTTGCAGCTATATAATTTTCAGCAGCCGTTTTTGAAATAGCATAACTATTAGTTGGTGCTATTCTATGCGTAATAGGAATTGGTATTACTTCTGGCCAACCATAACAAAGAGAAGTCTGTAGGTATATTATCCTTTTTACTTTAAATTGTTTAGCAGCTTCAACTATATTGACAGCCCCCAACACATTAGTATTAACATCTCCTTGCCAATTCTCTGGGTCTTTATAAGAAGCGGCTGTATGCACAACCATATCTGGTTTTGCAATTTCAAAAAGTTCAAGTACATCTTCTTTATTTGCTATTGACCTTCTAGAGAAGTACATCAATTCTGGATCAACATTTTTACCTAATCCCGTTACTAATGAATCTATACCAAAAGTGGAATGACCTTGATCAATAAGCTTATTTGCAAGATGTGAGCCTATGAAACCAGCACATCCAGTTATAAGAATTCTCAATTTTATTTACTCCTTTTCTTTAATATGATGAATTTCTTCTTTTTCAACAATAGTATCTTTTTCTTTGCGGGTTTGTGATGACTATTATGCTCGCCCCTAGTCAGCATTTCCAAATTTAACAAATCATTATTTTTTTTATTCCCATCAATATGATGAATTACATGTCCTTTAAGTATTTCACCATTCTCCTTTTCCCAAATAGAACGATGCAAACGTCTTTTTTTATCTCCTTTAGCATAAATAAACATATATCCATTATTTTCAGTCAATTCGCCCTTCCAATTTGAATGCTTTTCTCTCCTATGCGCTTCCCCTATTTTTCTTTTTGTTTCTTCAGTATGCTTTCTACCTTTGCTAGCCTCACGCATCTTTTGTAATGTCTTTTCAGAAAGATTTTCTCTTCTATGTATATCGCTCATTTTCTTTTTTGTTTCTTCTGTATGCTTTTTCCCAAGATTTGCTTGCCTAAGTTTTTCTTTTGTTTCTTCTGCTAAAACTATACCCATCCGCGATTTACTCATTTTTTTTCTTGTTTCTTCTGAAAATATTCTACCCTCCAATGATTTGCTTCTCTTTCGTAATGCCCCTTCAGAAAGATTTTCTCTTTTAGCTGCTTCCCCTATTTTTCTTTTTGTTTCTTCTGTGTGCTTAAATCCTTTTGTCCCAAAATTTGGATTATTAATACTACCCCATTTCGAAGAACATGATTTACCACAAAACATTTTTCTCTTTTGCCAATTAAATTCAACAAGTATCTCTTTTCCACATTGTTTACAATATTTCTTAACTTCATCCATAAGCATTCTCTCTCATTTATTTTTCTCCTTTTAATAAGTGTAAGCTTTCAAACTCCAAAAAAGTCTCTCCATCACAATCGGGTTCTGACCATGAAGTTTCTAATATGTATTTACCAACTAAAGCACCTTCAAACCAATACCGCAATTCATCTTCATCTTCGCACCAACCCCCTAAAACCTCCATAACAGCATGATCGTTCTTTGACCCACTACTCCTTACAGAATAAAAGCGTAACTTAAAATCCTTTGTAAATACTGGTTCCTTTTCTTTATCAATTAAAGCTATTGGTATATCTACATCTTCCAAATCACGAGAAGCTATCAAACACTTATCTACCCTTCTCTGAGCAACCCTCCAATTAGTACCAGCCTTATATACTTTTTCAGATACTGTTAAAATTATCATAGTGTCTCCTTAAACAAAAAAGCTATTTTAATCAATAAAGCAGCGAAACCACAACTCTATAGATAGGGCGCCCCATAGTGTTCTTCCGTATTCTGTTTCTAAATCAACAACTTTCAAAACCTCATCACAATTGAAAAGCCCCCTATTTTTTGTTTTCTGAGAAGAAAAAATATCAAAGAAAAAGTCTCTCACTACAGAGTTTTTTGTTTGTAAAAATTTAACAAAAGGGGTTGGGAAGCCTTGCTTGTCTGTTCTATCTAAAATCTTTTTTGGCAAATAGGCTTCCCCAGCTTTCTTTAATAAATACTTTAATTCATTGTTTTTAAATCTTAATTTTTGTGGTACCTCTTGAGCAAAATTTATAATGTCAGGACTCAAAAGAGGAGAATGTGTTTCAATATTAAAAGCTTTTGCCAGCTTTTCATCGATAGCTAATAAAGTTGGTAGATTATATTGTATTTCTCCCACCATTACATCGTCAATACTATTAAATATTTGTGGAGAATAGCAATCTATATCAAAAATATCTTTATTATAAATAAGAGGAAATTTACAACGTGTAATAGATTCAAAATAACGAGACAAATCCAAATATCTATCATAGCCTAACCACAACTCATCACCACCTTCTCCAGTAAATAATGTACTTTTACCACATGCCCAAGCTTCTTCATATACCATAAATTGTGAGAAAGAGCCAGGACCACCACATGGTTCTTCAAGCCACTTAATAACATCTTTTATATTCTCTACAAAATCATCTTCAGTAATAATAACAGGGTGCACAACAATATTTGGATATTTCTTTTTTACTTCTTTTATATATTCCCATTCATTATAATTTTCATAAAGAAATATACCTGAAAAAGCCTCAAATGGACAACCAGTAAATGAAGCGGCGACTCCAGTAACTAAAGAAGAATCTATCCCTCCAGAAAGAGAAAAGCCTATCGTATCAGCACTTTTACCAAAAAGAGAATCTTTAACTGCTTTCTTTATAAGAAAAGTTAAAATTTCAATTGCTTTTTCTTCTTTTAAACCATCATCATAATTAAATTGAAAATTCTCTAATAACGGTGGGCGTTGACGATAAATATTTTTAAATAATGTCTCAGAAGAAGAATAAAATTGATAGAAAATATACTCTCTTAGCGCATCTATATTAACTTCTGGTTTTTTATTTGGTAAATACTGAAAAAGATCAACAATATTATCTGAATATTGTCTTATATTGTTTTTATCATCGATATAATATTTCATATAAAACTACCCCCCTTCTACTACAATATTTAATTTTTGAACTATACCATTCGAGTGAGCAAAAGAAATAGAATTATAATGTATAGTTTCTTCTTCTGTCAATTCTCTTGTTGTTTCTTTTGGAAATTTTACACACATAAAACCATAACCAGTTACCCACTCACCCAACCAATAATCTTCTCTCTCCCCATGAATACGGCATATATCTGGTTGATCACTACTAATATCACCTAATACGTGAGTTGCTTTTGTAGCCATCATATACTTGTCTACTGTTCTTATTTTAGGTATATGGTGCTTCTTTCTTTTCTGTTTTTTTATTTCTTTTATGTTCATACTATCAAGCACCCCTAAACAGAAAAAAGGAAGTTACCCATAACATACAAGTAGTAGCAAACCAATCAAATTCACCTGTAAATATTACTGGTAATACTATACACCCAGCTACAAAAACTATAAAGATTATTAAATGTTTCATTTATTTGTTTTATCCTCCTCAAAAACTGTTTCTTCAAGAAACTCAGAAGCCTCAAAATAACTACAAAGCCCACAATCTTTTACAACCCAATTACCAAACCAATTAACTTCACGCCTGCATATCCTAATAAATAATTGATCAAGCGATTTCCCAACAAAAGAAATATTAGAAAAATAACAACTGGCACAACAAGCAGTCAATTTATAAGCTGTATCCTCAATCCAATTTTCTCTTTGTAATTTCTCATAGGATTTTTTCATAGCTATTTTATTCTCTCAAACCAATCTTTAATTATAACAAAACCATATTCTTTTAAAGTTTCTCTATAAGATTCAAAAACAAAGGAGTATCCTTCATAATCCAAATTCTTAACGGTCTTCCAGTTATCTAACTTAGCATAACACCTAATACATTCTTTACAAACCTGCACTACCCTTTCTACTACAATTTTATCATATTCTTTTTGCCCTTTCTTTAACTTCTCTACTTCCCTATCTATAATCCTATAATGATTATAAGGAAAGTGCCCGATTCTTTTGCAAGTTTCAGCATTAGATTCATGTACTCTTTTATAGATTTCTTTTACCAAATCTATAAAATAAGCATAGCCTATCTTTATCCATTTCCAACACCAAAAAATAAAATAAGAAATAGTTTTCTTAACGTTCCTCCTTCTAGCAGTCCAAACACCACCACCATCTTCTGATTCATATTTAACTGAATTAACGCAATTATACCACAAATTTTGCGTTTTATGCCACATTTCATGAAAAACTTTCATTGCTAAGTCTCCTTTATAATAAACGATTCTTTTTTATCACCATCATTATCCCTAATTACTACACCTCGTATCTTCAATAAGTTGTAATGTCCTATCTACCCCAAAACTATCAGGATCTTCCCCTTTAGGGAAACGAAGAACTTTTACTTTAGTAAACGGTGAAAAATACCTTCCTATATTAGAAGCCAAATCATAAGCATCATTATCAAATGCCATTACCAATTCACTATACCCACAGTAAGATAGTAATTCTACAATCCGGGCTTTTTGAATTTTAGATAAATTAACCCCAAATGTTCCTATAGCTTCTCCTCTTAATCGCCACACATCAAAAACACCCTCAACAAGAATGATACGCTTCATATTCTTTAGTTGGTCGATACCATAAAAATAATCTTTAATACTAAAACCCGGAAAGTTTTTATACTTCATACTATTAGTTCCTGTCAAATCGTATGCTTGAAAAGAAACAAACTTTTTGGTATTAAAAATAGGTAAAATCAATCTATTATTATATGGCTCTTCCATACAAACTGATGATAACCAAAAAAAACAATCCTCAATAGTGTAGTTACGTCTACTTAAAAACCTTTTTATGAGTTGTTTAATTAAAGAGTATTGACATTCTACAAAGAAATCCTTATTCAAAGGGATAAGATCATCGGGGAGTTTTGGTCTGACAATCTTTTGTTTTTGTTTTCTACCATTCTTCTCTATAGACCTCTCCAGCCCCCCAAGGAGAAGAATTTGCTCTACCTCATCTTTTGAACTATGATTAATAGTGTAAAGAAGCTTAAAGAAATCCCCCTTAGTTGTGCATTTCCAACAACTAAAAATACCAGATTCTTTAAAAATACCAAGATGAAAGCCACTATCTTCACAATAAGGGCAACAAACACCAACAACATCTATAGATATGTTCTTTCCATAAGTCCGATAGTCAATACCAAAGTACTCTAGAACCCTTATGATAGAAGCTTCATTCATCTTTTTTACCAGCCACCATTGTTTTTTTCCAGTTCGCTTTTACTACCTTCTTGAAAACCAACATCAGTTACACATTGATCACACATAGCTACCATCTCATACGCGTAAGGTAACACAGTTACTTGCCCCGGCTCTTGTTTATATGTGTATACGTGAAAAGCACAAAACTCCTTCCTACATACAGCACATACATGGCCTCCAATAGCTCCATATTTACCAGTTACCACATCACAATTAGGGTGATCACAATGTACTAATACTACTTTTTCAGTCTTTTTCATTTTTGTCTACTCCTCTTGTAAGTCTTGTTCTTCTAGATAACGTTCATATTCTTCTTGCTCGTGTAGCTGTTCTAATTGATACTCTTCTTCAAGCCTTTCTTCTTTAAGCCTTTTTCTCTCCCAACACTCTTCCTCATAGTCTTCTCGTCCAGCAAAGTAATCATTGTTTCTATCTACATATTTATCCCTAGTATAATCTCGCCTACCATTCTCTGCATCTCTTCTTCCATTCTGAAAATCGTCTGAATACCTGTCAAAAAAATAATGTTTATTCATTTTCATTATCTCCTATCTTATCTTAAACTATAGAAATTCTATTGTGTCTAACATCTTCATGAATAGTCCCCCAAACCTTTAAAACTTCTTGTTCTACTCGCTCTTGTAATCCTTTTTCTTCTACTATACTACAAACTTTATCCACACCTTGGGCTTTTTCTTCCTCAACATAAATCCAAGTTCCTGCTTTTTTAACAAAGGGTGCCTCTCCAACTTGATTATCAAGAAGAAATTGAATATTAGTTTCTGTATTATCAATACCATAATTGAAGTAAAGATAGAAATTGCCTTCTGTGTAAGGAATACCAACTTTGTTCTTCTTAAGTTTAAAACCAAATACAGCACCAATAGCTCTATCATGTTTGTTTTTAATAGTGGATTTCTTTTTTAATTCAACCTGAATAGAAGCATAAAAATCTAAAGCTTTTCCACCACTAACAGTATAAGTTGCTCCATACCCCCCGACATTCATTCTATACTGATCAACAAATACAAGAGACAAATCTGAATGATGAAGAGGAGCTAAAATTTTTCTCATTCCTGCTCCTGATTGTTTTGCTCTACTTGTACCATAAGTCCCTTCATCTAGATTAGTTTCTGTTTCTACTTTAGATGGAATCCCTGTATAACTATCAACTGACACAACACTTGGACCCTTAAAAACAGATCTATCCCTATTAATCATAGCATCAATATAGCTGTCATACATAGATTCTACAGTTAAAACCTCTGGAGCAACATAGATGAAGTTCCCTTTTTCTTGGTCTGTTTCTACTTTAAAAAGCTCTTCTGCTCTAATAAAGTCAAGGGTGCCTTCACTATCAACAAACATCCCAATCCCGCCTTGCTGTTGTGCTGAAGCAATAACAGCTTGAGCAAAAACAGATTTTCCAGAAGATTCTAACCCAACTATATGAGAAATTTTTCCTGCTGGAAAACCCCCATCAATTCTCCCAGAAATAGCAATATTAAGCAAAGTACAGCCCGTATCTAACCAATACTTAACTGGTTCCTTATCAACAGATATCCTCTGCATATCAATTAAATCTACCTTCTCATTCTTCTTTGCTTTTGCCATAATCTAATCCCCACCAAATGTAGAATCTTGATATTCTTGGCACATCCTCGAAATAGTAAAGTCCTTCCTACTAATGTTATTTATAGCATTACTTCTTTCCATGTTTTTTTGCTCCCATTTCTTCTTCAATAACTTTTTCGTTGTGCTTCCTACTCAACTTTTTATCCTCATTAGCAGAAACATCACCCCAATAATTAGCTTGATACAATGCAACCTCTGCCTTCAACATAGACCTTCTCTGGTCATAAGCGGTGAGAAGATTAGTCCAGAGTTCAAGCTCTTTTTCAAGAACCAAAAGGTGTGTTTTTTCTCCTTTTATCTCGGCATCAGTATCAATAACAGATTTTATTGTGTTTTCTGTTATTTTTGTAATATTATAATCTTCCGGTTTAAATCTAATATTAAGATCAAGAGTTGCTTGTTTCCCTTCAAAATTCAACTTTGCAGATTTAAACTTAAATCTAAGAGTAGCAACAATCTCCCCAATTTCCTGGTATAGCATTGCTTGATTGGCACAACACTTATGCAACAAATCAATATCAATGTCTAACTCACCTTTAAAATATTTGAGATCTTTAAAGTTCATTACTATCTTCCTCCAGAATTTTTCTTATCCGCAAGCTTTTTCCTAATATCATCTACTTTCCTCTCTCTACTGCGAACAGGGGTTTCTCTATCATCCGTATCTTCTTCTTCTTTCTCTTTTTGCTTTATTATTTTTTCATCATCAATATCATCATCATCATCTTCTTCTTCTTTCTCTTTTTGCTTTATTATTTTTTCATCATCAATATCATCTTCTTCTTCATATCGTTCCCTACCTCTACGAGGTGGTTCTTCTTCATCTTCTTCATATCGTTCCCTACCTCTACGAGGTGGTTCTTCTTCATCCTCAATAGTTATAATCCCATTCCCTTCTAATATAGCCTTAATTTCTTCGGGTTTTCTAAGTAATAAGATTTCTTCGAAAGCTGGAATATCTTCTATCCACTCATCTGGTATTGTTGCATACTCATCTACAGATTTAAAACCCACATATTCAGTCTTTAATCCTTCACCCGTTTTCTTAAAGAAGAAAGTATACCCCTCATCTGGGTCAGCAAAAAGGATAGGTTTTCCTGTACGGTCATCACTACTAATATCTACCATCCCATCATGAACAGATTTAGGTAGAATAAACAACTTCGTACCCTCTTTTATACTTTGCTTATCATCAACATTTCTACCAAAGAAAAGAACCCTAATAGTATATCTAAGTGAAGACATATACTTCTTAAGTTTTTCATTATCATAATCCTCTTCTTCATTCCTTTTCTTTCTAAGTTCCTCATGTTCCTCACATAAAGGACACTCACCAGTACCAATCCCTTTCCATTCAATATTCCTATGTGGCTTTGGACACAAATAATATCCCACACCACTAACCCAATGAAATGGGATCTTATACCAAAACTTCCCTGTGCCTTCTTGTGGGACAAATCTAATATAATTTTTCGGTTGTATATCATAGGTATCAATACCACAATCTTCAAGAACATCCTTATTCACATAGAATATTTTACCTCCTGATTCTTTGTTCTTAACTTCCTGCTCCATTTCCCTTTTAGCAGCTTCTCGATCATAACCACGTTTCACCATTTTCTTGTTCTCCTTTTCTATTTTTGAGCTCTTTGCCTAAATTGGCTGTGTGCTCTATATTACTCATTAATTATTATTGCCTGATATAACATTTTTACTAAGCCAGCTTTTCCAGAATAAAATAATGCTGGTTCAAATACCATCACCATCTCAAAAAGCCGTAACTGTTCATATTCATTATTTTCATTCAAAAGAACCTTTCCCAAATAGCCCAATAACCCCCTTCTAATTTGTTCTGGGTCTGCTTCTATCCTTTTATAAAGTTCTCTTACTTTAATCCATTTCTTTTGTTTATTCTTTGGTGTTTTAATAATTTCCCTACATAAATCAATTATCTCTTTTGAGCTTTCACTTGACTTTTCAATAAGGGTTAATGCTTCTTCTTTAGTTAAATATACAACTTTTTCAAGTAAAGTTAGTGCTTGTCTTGGTACCCCTTCTGCTTCCTCTATTATACAATCTAAAACTTCTTTATCAACTTCCCATTCTTTTAAAGCTATAATAGAATTCAATAAATTAGTAAGTTCATTTGGACGTAATCGCTCAACTTGAAATATGGTTGTTCGTCCCTTTTTAATTGTGTCAATTATTTTTGAAAGATTAGTAGTACAAAGAATTATATAAAAATGTTCTGGGGGGTCTTCAAGAAGCTTTAAAAGCCCCTCCATAGCAACAGGGGTTAATTGATGAGACTCATCCAAAATTGCAACTCTTGCTTTACCACCAAAAGGTGCAAAAGAAGAATTTTCTTTAATCTTGCGAATTGTATCAATGCCCCTTGTATCAGCAGCATCGTATTCTTCAATATCCTCTTGAGTGCACCCAAACTCATTAGCAAGGATACGTGCAAAAGTCGTCTTTCCAGACCCAGTAGGACCATGAAAAATAAACGCATGTGGTCTATCTTTAGACTCAGATTTGATTATACCTTTTAACGCTGATTTAATTTCATCATTCCCAACAACTTCAGCAAGAGTTTTGGGTCTTACTTCTCGGTAAAGAGTCATTTTGTTTGTCCTTTAAAAATATTATCTATACTACTATTATATTTTAAAAAATTGGTTACAAAAACTAAAAGAACCCTGTTTTTATTTTTTCTTTTTTAACAACTCCACCATCACAATCTACCCCATCAATTTCATTTCCCCAAACATCCCAGCCTTCGGTTTTTTGTCTTGCAAATAATTCTATGCGTGGTAAATCTCCGACAAGCTCAACAATTTTATCTCTAACACTGTCTGGTTTTTTGCTATGCTCACCACGACTTTCATATATAACTTGATGTATGCCAGCACTTATTCTTTTGGGGCGCCCCTTAACCCCGATTAAACAATCCTCACAATCCTCGCCCTTAACCCCGATTAAACAATCCTCGGTATTACTACGTGTCCAGTAACCCATTCCCCAAAAAAAACTGTCAGCTATCTTGTTTTTCTTTACCCAACAAAATCCCTTTGTTTTATATTCAAAGCCCCACGCTTTTAAAGTCTCTATTCCCTCTATTAAGCACGGGGGAGTTACCCACAAAAACAATATGCAGTTATCACTTGCAATCTCAGCAACTGGCAAATTGCAAATATCTTCTTTTGACATTACTGGATACTTATTGCCAACCCACCTACTCGCTGTATTATCAGCATAGTTTTTATAGTGCCACGGCGGGTCAGCATAAATAATGTCATATTTTTTATCAGGGAAAGGTATCATTTTATTCATTCCCAAGGTTTTATAAATAATTTATCAGTATTCATTTTATATTTCTTGCATATCTAAAAGATTTTCACCAATTTCCCAACCAAGAGTCATTTTAACAACCTGCCAATCCCAATGTATTTTATCCTTTCCTATATTTTATTATATTTTAAAAATTAGGTATTAGAAATTATTTTATTTATGTTTCCCCAAAAAACTTCTATCCACCAAAAATTCATCTAATTGTTTTCTATTATTTTTTAGTTTTCCATATTTCTCATGAAAAGAATAATGACAATCTTCGCATAAAGCAATACCATTAGATAATGCTATTCTCAAAATCTTATAAATATAATAAGAATAGATATGATGGGCATTCAATTTAACCCCCGCTTTACCACAATTTTGACAGGTGTAATCATCTCTTTCAAAAACAGCTTTTCTCCATAAAGAATAATTATGAAACAATCTGCCCAACAACCTTTCCCTATCTGTTTTACTATCTTTCCAATTTGGGTTGGCTTTTCCAATTTTTCCATACCAATAACTTTTCTCTCCTTTTTGACTATCACTAATCTTTCTTCTCATTTCTTCAGGAAGAGATTTTCCATACCAATAATTATTTTCTCCGCTATTTGCTTTACCTATTTTATCATTAGTTTCTTTAGAATGCTTTTTACCATACCAATAAGCCTTTTCACCTTTAGTAGACTCACTTATTTTTTGTTTCTGTTCCTCAGTATGTTTCTTACCATACCAATAAGCTTTTTCTCCCTTTTGCCTTTCACTCATCTTTCTTTTTGACTCTTCAGAATGCTTAAATCCAAAACTTTTTAATCTCATTTTCTCTTTAGTCTCATCAGTATGGTGTCTTCCATACATAGGATTATTTTTCCCAGATCTTTTACCTTTAAGTTTACCTTTTAAGGCTTCACTTATTTTCTTTTTGGTTTCTTCTGAATGTTTGAATCCTTTTGAACCTCCTATATTACAAATCCTCCATTTCATATAGGTTTATTCCAATAGACCACGACAATTCCATAGGCACAGTTTGAAAATCCCACCATTTTCTTGTTAAATATTTATCAAAAATATCTATTATTTCTTCCATTTCTTCTTCAACTGTATCAATCAAAACGCTGTCATGTACCTGTGTTGATATATTACTAGATAAATTTCTTATTTTTAATTCCTTATAGGCATTGGTAATACCAACTAAAAGGGCATGGAAAGCCAAAGATTGAACAGGAAAATTGATAATTTCATTTATAGAAAGTGGGGCATGTCTTCTGAAGCCCAAAGGAGTTTCTATATAAGAATGTTTCCTATAAAACTCTATCTGATCTTCCTGCCACTTCTTTATACCAGGAAAAGTTTCCCATAAATAGTCTTCTATCTTTTTAACATGATTAGCATTTAATTCTAAATTTTCAGCTATCGTTCCATAATAAGAACCATAAAATTCAGGAAATACAAAACTACCTTTAGCATCATCCCTTTGCTTCTTCGTTACTTTATCAATAGGTATCTTATAGAGTTTTGCCGCAAAATCCTTATGCATATCATATTTTTCATTAAGATATTTTATCAAGGTTTTGTCTTGTGAATACCAAGCCATTGTTCGTACTTCTGCACCAGAAAAATCACATTCAAGAAACACAT